CTACTCACGCCCGTTTCTGTGGCGCGCCACTTTTTCGGTCCCGAACGACCCTGCCGCGTCGCGCAGATAGTCGGTCGCGTGGTGCGCGTAGACTCGCGTGATCATCTGCTCCGAAGCCCCGAGATACCCGGCGACTTGCCAGAGCGGGACCGCTTGGTGGAGCAGCCACGTCGCGCACGTGTGCCGGAGTGTGTGTGGGGTCACGTCGTCGAGATGGGCGTAGAGGCAGGCTCGGATGAAGCCTCGCCGCTCCTTCGCGAGCAGCTCCCCTGCATATTCGACGGGGCCGTTGATCGTGAGCCGTCGCCACCTGACCGCGTGCGCCGCGAGCTGGCGCGGAAGCGGGACGGGCGGCCGGCGCTTCGTCGTCTCGCGCTCGCCAGCCCCGCGCCGGTAGAGCAGGCCACGGTTGAGATCGAACCACCCGCCCTCGCTGTTCACGCCCCATCTGAGCCGCAAGATCGCGTCGTGCCGCGTGCCGGTGTAGAGCGCGATCAGGATGAAGCGAGCGACGTGGTAGTTGCGGGGCCCGACTCGGCGCCACCCGGTCAGCGCGCCCGTTTTCACGTCACACGCCGTCGCGCACCAGCCGAGCGCGCCCGCGAGGAGCCGGGCGGCTTCCGACCGGGTCAACCACCGTTGCCGGGCCGGAGCCTTCGGCGGGAACGTGACCGGCACCGGGCGATCAATCTGGCGCTCGCGAAAGGCGTAGCCGAGCGCGGCCGACAGCGTTTCGAGCTCCCGCCTTGCCGTGCCGACCGCGACCACGCGGCCGAGCCGTCCGGCCGTTCGCTCCTCGACGTAGCGCCGGCATGACGCGCCGGAGATCCACGAGGCCGACCGGCCGCTGAAGAACCCAAGGAGCGGCATCATGTGGAAGCCGATCGATTCGGGGGAAGCTACGTGCGGGGCCCGGTCGGACGAGTAGAGGGTGAGGACGTCGTCGATGAGGACGTGAGCGGGATTACCGTCCCGGAAGTCCGGGCGGTGCTTCCTCGAGATGTAGTCCGCGAGGGCTTTCTCAGCCTCGCCGCGGCTTCCTCGGCCGCAGCCCGTGCCGATCTGATGCGACCCGTCTCGGATGACATAGACGGGCTCGCGACCGCCCCGCTCTCGGAGCCAGAGGCGGGGGCCTTTCGTCGGACGCGGCATTGCTTCCTCATCGCCTCGATCGCGGCCAGGGTCACATACTCGCGCCCGGCGATCATCTCGACCTCAAGGTGCCCGCGATCGCGCTCGCGCCGCAAGCCGGTTACCGTCATGCTTCCGTCGGGGAACGCCAGCTCGGCCGCGACCCTGAGCCGGAGTGGTTCGTGCTGCCCGACCGCCGCGCGGTCGATGGGCTTCCGCTCCTGCGCGCTCATCGGTTCTGCACCTCCGGCATCGCGTCGTGCGTCACGCCGTCGAGGAGGCGGCCCGCAGCCTTCTTGCCGACGCGGTACATGCCTCCAGGTGGCGGCCCAGCCTCGATACAGGGAAGGTCTCGACTGTAGGCGTCGTCTTCGGGGAGAAATTCACCCCACTGCTTGAAGAAGAACGCCACCCCCGCGGTCGCGCATTGGTCATGAATCGAGCGAGCCCAGGCAGGGTGCATCGGCCGGGCCTTCGGGCCGCTCTCGCCGCCGACGATGACGAGTTGAATTCCCGTGAGGTCGATCGCGCCGAGATCCTCGAGCAGCGGTTCGCAGGAGAGGAACCGGACACGAGCCGGCACGCGCCTAAGCACGTCGATCCGGCGCTTGCGCGCGGCATCCTCGACCGTCGTGCCGAGCCAAACATTCGGCCAGCCGTCCTCCCACTCTGGCGCGCCGATCGCCGGTGTCGGCAGCATCTTCGCGATGTTCTCCGGCCGCTTGGTGAGCAGCATCCAGTCGAGACTCGGAGTCTGGTCGATCAGGTGCCACAGGTCGTCCCTCCACCTGGTCGGAACCTGATTGTCGAACACGTCCGCGAGCGAAGCGCAGAAAGCGCGGTGCCGCTCGCCCGCTGCAGCGGCCGCCTTGTTCCACCTAATCGGCTGCTGCCAGTTCGACGCCGTCGTGCGCCGCCGCTCGCCCTGCCATAGCTGCGGCTGTCCCGTTCGCCTCGCCCAACTCTCGGCGTAGCAAAAGTCGCAAGCGGGGGTGAGCCGCGTGCAGCCGACCCACGGGTTGAAGGTGTGGCGACACCACTCGATCTTGCTGTCGGCGGCCATGGTCAGACGACCATCCGTAGGTCGAAGCTCACGAGCTCGCGCCGGTGCGGCGAGCTGCTCCGGATCGTCGGCCAGCCGAAGACCTGGTGATCGATCCGGTTGAGGGCGAAGGTCATGCGGCTTCGCTCCCGGCCCGAGCCGCCCGTTCGCGGCGCTCGATCTCATGTTTGACCGTGAAGAGGACGTCCTCGTCGAAGTCCCGCTCCGACACCCAGCGCAGGAATCCGGTGTCGACCTCGGACCAGGACGTGCCGCGGTGCTTCCCGAACTGACATCTGACCTGAAGGGCGGGCTCCGACGACCAACGGATCAGCTCGTCGAGAGACGCGAGCTGAAGCAGGTCGCGAAGGTGATGCGCGGTGACATAGGCGTCCGGGAACGCCCGGTGCGCCATGTCGGCGAGCGCTCGGTCGAGCCCGTCCGGCCGACGCCAGTACCGGAGGCCCTGATTCGAATGCAGCGGGGCTTCGCGCCATAAGCGAAGCGCGCCTTTGTGCGTGCAGATCCAGCTCCGGTCACCCGCGACGGCCGGCGTGCACCAGAGCCGCTCGAACTTCGCGTTGTGGGCCGCATAGGCGACCGGCTCGCCGGTGAAGACGAGCGGGGCCACGGCATGCCAGGGCGGGGCGTGCGCGACGTCCTCGTCGACGAGGTGGTGCACCGCCGAGGCCTCAGGCGGGATCGGGCAGCCCGGGTTGATGAGAGCCGAGCCGCCGCCGGCGACGCGCCAGCCCGCCTCGGACGGCGCGAGGTCGCACCAGCCGATCTCGACGATGCCGCTAGCGTCGCCCTTCGGCGGCTCGAAGCCGACGGTTTCAATGTCGATCGCGCGTATCAGTGTCACGCCGCCACCTCGCGGGATTGCTCGTCGGCGCGGTCGACTGCCTCCGCGATCACGTCGAGCTCGGTCGCGATCGCGTCCATCCGCGCGCGCTGGTCCGGCTTCGTGACCTTCCGGCGCGCCTGCTCGAGCGACCACGTGCCTTTTCGAGCCTCGTCTCGCAGCGCGTCCTCGAAGGATCGACGCGGCTGGTGCGTCGTGCTGCGCTTCTGCGCCGCCCCGCCCGCCGCCCACTCGGCCATCTGCCGACCGGCTACCTCGTCGAGCGCACGGCCTTCGGTGAAAATGTGCCGGAACTGTTCCGGCAGCTTCATCATCAGCCGTTCGCCGACCGCATCCGAGCGCCATGTGGGAACCCCATCCGCGCGCGGCATCAGGAGCATGTTGACGGTCATCTCGTAGAGAAGGTCATCGCCGGCGATCGGCATCATGCCGAGGTGGATGATCTTTTCGTCGCTCTCGCTCTTCGCGCTCCTGTCGGCCGGCTTGCTCTTGTCCCGGGCCCTCGAGCAGAAGATCAGGTTCGCGCCGATTTGCTTGATGCCCTCGATCATGCGCTGCCGCTTCGGCCCGACCTCCGCCCAGCCGAGCATGCCGAGCTTCTTGCGTTGGTCGTAGGACGGGTTGTCGGTCCTCGCGATCCGGCAGATCGCGGCCTCGGCGCCCTCCAGGTAGCCGCCCTGTCCGATGTGCTCGTGCGTGATCGAGTCGACGATGATCGTCTTCGCGCCCTCGGCCGCGCAGAAGCGGATCGCCTCCAAGTAGTCGAGCGAGCCGAAGGGTGGTTTGAAGTCGAGGTGCTTGAACCGGAAGATGTCCGCGTAAGCGAGCATCCGGCGCGCCTCTGTGTCTATCCCGTAGATCTCTCCGCCGACGAACTCCTGGATGCCCTTGGCGAGCCGGAGCGCGCTGTAGGTTTTCCCGCCGCCGCTTGGACCCATGATGCCGATCAGGAGCGGCACGCGTTCCCGGACGGCGTCGGCGATCTCGAACGTGCGTGCCATGTCAGGCGACCTCCGGCATGGGGGCTTGGGGAGAGAGGGCGAGCATCAGCTTCGTGCCGAGCGCTTGGAGGGCGGGGTCCGCGATCTCGCGCTCCTGCCACCGTGCGGCAGTCCAGGGCGGACTCTCTACGGAGCGAATCTCCGGTGCGTAGCCCGGCCATTCGTTCCGGCGCAGGCAGTCCTCGAACCAGACGGCTGCGGTCACGGCCTTCCGCTCGCCGAACCAGCGCTGCTCGCCGGTCAGCCGAACGACGCGGCACTCGTGGGGCGGTTTGTCCTCGACGAAGACGAAGTTGAAGGTCGCCCTGCCGATGATTTCGGGCCGCAGGATCGAGAGCCCGCGCGTGTACCAGGCCGCCTGGATGTCCAGTCCTTCCGCGACCCGGTTCGCGAGCTCGCGATCGGAGAGCCCGCCGGCCGTCGTCTTCAGGTCCCAAACGTCGTATTCGGTCGGGCCCCACCAATCGAGCATCGCGCGCCCGTAGATGCCGGTCGGGTCGCGCCAGATCGCGACCGCCTCGCCGATCCCGTCCTGGAATGCGCCCTCGGCGCCGGGGATCCTCGCGAGACGGAGTCGGACCGCGTCGACCATGGCCTCGGCCCGGGCGAGGTCGCACTGCAGGACCGGCGTCAGCCCGGCCGCGAGCGCTTCGTCGCGCTCTTCCTGCGCCGCCTTGGTCTGGTAGCTCTCGACCGGATTGCCGGCTTTGTTCGGCGCCGCGATCACGTGGACGCCGCGGCCTTGGCCGATCATCAACTCGTGCGCGACCGAACCGACGTCGAGCTTGCGCTTCCGCTGGTCTTCGTCCCCGCCGCCGAGCCGCGGATGCTTCGCCCACGCGTGCTGCGGCGTGCGGTCCAGCAGCGTGATCGCGATCGAGCGAGACAGGCTCGGCGCCGGGGCGGCGTCGGCGTGATAGACGGGCGCCGGCATGCGGTAGAGGCCAGGGCCGGCGACTCGGCCGGCGGTGTGGTCGGTCAACTCGACCTGGTTCACGGGTCCCTCCTCAGCATGGACCCTTCGCCCCGCGGCTCCGGCCGCTCGCCCTCGCAATCGCGCTCGACGACCTCGGCCACGGCCGGCCAGATGCGCGCGACGCCGTAAGCCGCACACGCGACGAGCGGCGCGAGCGCCTCCCAGCCGGCGAGCGGCGAGACGGCGGCGGCCAGCGCGGCGGCAGCGACCGCGAGGTCGAGGAGGAGGAGGGCGGTCACCGTCCCTCCAGAACATCGGCGACCATCCGGAGCGTGTCGGCAGCGGATGGGCCAAGGGTGCGCGTCCAGTCGAGGTCGTCGAGGTGATCGGCGGCGTCGAACGACTCCCGGCGGGCGCGTTCGATCAGCGGGCCAGCGGCGGCCACGTGATCGGCGGCTAGGCGGAGCGCTGCGGCGGCGCGGCCGTCGAGGGCGCGGGAGAGCGGAATGACGGGCATCTACGCTGCCCTCTGGAACTCGGCCGGGAGCGGAGCCCGAAGCGCGGCCGTGAGGTCGGCCCCGATCCGGGCGCGCTCGGCGTCGATCGCGGCCCGCTCCGCTTCGGTGGCGACGAACCGTCCCGGCGCGTAGAACAGGGCGTCGTAATCGATCTTCAGGCCGTCGAGCCGCTCCGCCATCGCGCGAGCCGCGCAGGGCATCGCGAAGCGCTCGGCCTCACGACGGGCGTCGTGCCTGGCCCATTTCAGGGCGTCGCGGAGGATCGCGAACCGGGGGCCGTAGGACGTGACGCCGGGATCGGCGAGCGTGCGGCGGGCCTGGGCCTTGATCGCGGCGGGGCAGGGTAGGCCGGCGGAAGTGAGGAGGGACATGGCCGTTCTCCGGGGAGGACGGCTGGAACCTGTCACCAATACGGTGACGGGTCAAGAGGCATGTCACCATTTAGGTGACGCTTATTTTCTGGTCATGCTCCGGTGACGTCGCGAGCCGAGCCCTTACAGCTTCGCCGCCCGACACCCCGCCGCTTCGTGCGCGATGAGCAAGGCGTGGTGCGCGGCGGCTATCTGGCGACGCCGAAGATGGCCTGGAGCTTGGGCGCCAGCGTCGCGATCGCGACCATCGCAGCTAGCAGCCCAGCGATGCCTTTAAAGATGAACTCTTTCGTGGGAAGATGAGCAACCCGCTCGTTGAGGCAAGCCAGGTTGTTGCGGATCGATTCCGTGTCGGCCTTCAAGCGGTCCAGCTCGGATGCGAGATGCTCAACCCCCACCTCGATCCTGGTCATGCGCTCTTCCATGGTCGCCATGGTGCCACCCGCCCCAGTTCTCGGCAAGTGAAGGTAGTTTCAGCGATGCCTGCCATCGAAGAGATATTCGAGATCGAGATTACGCCTGAGATGGTTGCAGCTGGCGTATATGAAGCAAACGAGCATTGTTTAGGAGAAGGTCTTCAGGGGCTCGTCTCGAATGTATTCATCGCAATGAGGCTCGAGGAGCTATATGCCGGCCGTCTTAGCTTGCGCAATAAGGTCGCTGAGGTAATCGACGAAAAGCTTACCAACGCCTAGAGGCGACCTATCATCAATGTTTTTACCAAGATGCCGCAAGGGCGGGTCAAAAACGTCATTATACCTCGTATTTCTGACCTGTTTAAGCGCCAATGACGGCCAGTCGTACATGGCCGTAGACACAACTTCCTCGTTTGAGGAGGTCGCCGTTACATGCCCGCGGTGATCCGTATCTACCGTTAGCTGTAGACCGGACAGTTTTGTTGGATCGAATGGCTCGCGAAAGGTGAGCGTGGCATCGCCTTTCTTCATCCGCTGGGTCACATCATCTACGCCGTGCTCCTCAGAATTTCGTGCATGACGCATGTACGAAAGTAGTTGGTCGTATTTTCTTGTTCGCTTCATTTGTCCGAACCAAGCGGTCGCCTTACCATTCACTTTGCTGCCCTGTTCCAGCTTCGAGTAGATTGCATTACCGGCGATCAATAGATCCGACCAAGCACCCTCGGCATCGTCGAGCGACGCGGCTTGCTCAAGGCGACTGATGGCGGAACGAGCCTTACCCAAGCGGGACAGGCCATGTCGTATAGCGGCAGACTCGACCATTCTGACCGGGTCACTCCGCGTCGTTCTTCCGCGCCGGCCGGCCAGACAGGAACCGCGAGTTCGAGGCGCGCACGCCGTGCTCGGCCGCCTCATCCGCGCCAGCGTTCGGCCCCTCGGCCGTGCATTTGCTCGTCGGGGGAGAGCCGCAGACCCGGCCGATATCGGCGTAGCCGACGCACCGCCCGCTCGGCCCGCGATAGCCGGGGCCGCCCTTGCAGCCGCAACCGGAACAGGATTCCGCCATGGCCGGGCCGAGGCAAAGCGCAGCGGCGAACACCGGCATTCTGGTGAGGCGTGCTCGCGCCCTCGTCATTGCGAGCGGGGCGAGCGACGCGCCTCGCGCATCTCGATCGCGCCGGAGTAGATGCGGGTCGCACGGATGCCCTCGAATTCGAGCATCACCTGCTCGGACTGAACGCTCCGCGGTGTAACTTCAACGTCGAAGCGGCATGCCGGCTTCTCGAGGTTCTCAAGGCCTTTGCATGGGCCGATGAGGCGCCCAGCGATCGCGCCGGTCGTTTGCGCTCCGAGGGCGCTCGACTCGATCCGGAGGGCTTTTCCCCCAAACGTTCCGATGCAGAGGAAGCCGTCTCTCGGCCGATCGACGCAGGCCACGTTCCGCACCTGGATGGTCCGCTCCAGGAAAGATCGTGGGCTGTCGATAAGCTGCCGGGGGTCCGGGGTCTCAAGAGCAGAAACTTGGTTCGCCAGCGTCATGAGCGTGGCTGCAAGTGCGACGCATGCGACCGCCTTCCTGATCTCGCGGTGGCGTGATGTATCGTCGAGCTTGCGCCAGCGGGCGGCCAGGAACGCGAATTCGGGGCGGGGAGGGGTCACGCGGGCACGCGTAACATCACCGGTTGCGACGGCGCTGGGGTTGCGGTGGAGGTGCTACCAACTCGACCGCTTCCGGGCGAATAATCGTCCGCCGCTGGTAGCCGCTGATCATGTCCTCGTCGACCTCGTCTTCAGAGAACCTGAACCGTATCGACTTCGAGCAGACCGAGGATATCGTCATCTTTTTCAGTTCCCCGCAATCCTTCTCCAATTTTAGACGCAGGACATCCGGAAACATAGCCGCTGTAAATACAACGACGTTGCGACCACTGATGCATCGGTAATCAGAAACGTCAGCGTAGTAGCACTTCATATCGCGCAGCTCGATACTCTTCCCCACGTACTTCTTAGACCCAACGCCTAGGTCCGCAGCATCTACCAATGTTGCGTCCGGGAACGAGGCGGCGGCGAGCTTGTCGATGGGAATGGGCTTGCTCCCCCCTGCAGGGGGCGGGGCCACGGCAGGGCTGGTATTCGGCGCTGGCGCCACCGGGTTTGGGACCCGGTCGAAACAGGCCAGCCTCTCCTTATCGTCCTTCATGGCCCGGCAGTCCGCGAGCCCCTCGGCCGATCTCGCTACCTGAGAGCTCAAAAGAACTGACGCCGTCGCGAACAGGACGAGCCTCACCCATTGTTCCTGCACTTGCCCCTCCTCTCTATTTCGTCGCGTACTGGCGCTTGATCTCTTTCTCGCCTACGGGTCGCCTGACTGCCTTCGATGGCACGACGACGTAGACCGACGCGACCTCGGCAAGCTCCTCATCCGGCATCGTGGGCGCGTTGAAGCTTTCGAGGTTGTAGAGGCCGGGCTCGCTCCCACGAAGAACGCGCTTGATGTAGCGGCGGTTGTCTTTGGTCACGACGAGCGCGACGTCCCCAAGCACCTGGTCGATCGGCCCGGCCGGCTGGACCAAGACGATATCGCCCGGGTCATACTTCGGAAGCATCGAATTGCCCCACACCTCGAAGGCGCGGATGCCGGACGGAATCGGGATGTCGAGTTCGATCTGAGCGACGTCGCCTCCATAGGCGAGCTGCACCTCGGGGTTTATGTCCCCGCCGGCTCCAACAAGCCCATCGATCAGGATCACGGTCGAGCGGTGGGCATCCGATACATCGCCTTCAGCGAACACCAGTTCTTCCGGACGCTTCCCAAGGTGGGGAGCGATCTTCTGAGACCAGTCGATTGGGAGTTTCCTTTCGGCATCCGCCCAGCGCTGAACGTTCTGCTTCGAAGTATCCACGAGGCGAGCGAGTTCGCTCGGACCGACGCCGGCTTGCTCCATCGCGCTCCTGAGACTGTTCGGATACTTGCCTTTCATGCTCATCAGCATGTCACCGCTCTGGTGACAAAGGGAGCATCCAAGGTGGTGACGAATGGACTTGCGCCGTCACCAAATCGGTGACATCTTCCGCGCCCATGACGATCACCGAGTTCCTCGCCCAAAGCGAAACGTCCGACGCTGCTCTGGCAGAAGCGATCGGGGTCTCGCGCCAGTCGCTGCACCGCTACAAGACTGGCGAGCGACGTCCGGAATGGGACGTGCTTGAGCGTCTTGCCAAGGTGACCAACGGTAACGTCACCCCGAACGACTTCATCGACGTCCCCCGGCCCGCTCCGGCCGAGACCGAGCCGCAGCCCGGCCCCGCCCAAGGCGTGGCAGCCTGACATGCGCCCCGCGATCCGCGCCTCACTGCATCTTTCCCAGCCCGCGGCGGGCGAACTCCGCGGCGAATGCCTGTCGTGCCTTGGAGTCGACTTTCAGGTCGTGGCCGGCGCACCAGGCGACGAACTCGTCCGGGTCGATTATGGCGCGAACGACGACGTGGCCTTTGCTGGTCAACTCTCGCTCGCCAGTCTCTGCGGCCTTCAACCATCTGTCGTACGTCGCGGGGAGCGTATCCGCGTCCTCCATGATCTTGAGAATGCGGCCGTAATCCTCGCGCTTGTACCAGGCGAGGCCGACGGCATCGGGCTTCTTCATGTTCTGGACTCCATCGACGGTGCTGCAATCGCCGATGGTAGTGGGCGGGCGGGGCCGACTCTAGGGCCGGCCTCGCCCTGCTCAACCAAACCCGAGGGGAGGCCCGCCGACCAGCCGCGCTCCGCCCGCTCCGAAGCGGAGGCTGCCGCGTGAGCGAGCCGAAGCAAGCCGTCCCGGCCACAACGCTCTACTGCTCCTTCTGCGGAAAGACCCAGCACGAGGTCAGCAAGCTGATCGCGGGGCCGGCCGCCGTCTTCGTCTGCGACCAGTGCGTGGCGCTCTGCATGGACCTCGTTCGCGAGGATGGCTCGGAAACCGAAATCAAGGTGCCGCCTCCCCATACGCCGGTCGCGAACTCCAATGGGTTCGATAGCTGGCGTCCCCGTCTTACCGCCTTGTCCGTGCACCGGGCAGGACTCGACGGACACGTCTGCCATCTCGTGATCCGAGAGGACGGTGAGGAGCGGTACAGGTTCAAGCTCAGTCACGATCTGACGCGCCACATTGCTGATCTTCTCTCGTCAGCGGCCGCCGGCCCCGCGCCCTCCGACCGGGAGGCTGCCGCGTGAGCGAGCCGAAGCAAGCCGTCCCGGCCACCGGTGGGTTCCCGCCATCCGAAGCGGTCACAGGCCCTCGCAAAGAAATTGATGCCCTGCTCATTGCAGCGACACCGGATGATCTCTGTCGAACTCCAAGCTTCGCACCTTGGATTTCAAGATGCGGAAGGTTGTTGCGTCGATTTCTGTGGCGGTCTTCTCCCAGTGAGAAATCATCTCGTGGAGGAAGCCGATGAACTCGGGCCTTTTCAGCGTGCCTATTCGCTCCAAAAAATGGACGAGGCCTAACACGATGGCCCACGTCGTGGCGTCCCCAACGGTCAGGGCTTTGATCTGTTCTTCTGTCATTGTCATCTCCATCGGCTCGGTTTGCACTGTCGATGGTGAGCGGGCCGGGCCGGCGTCGCAAGGCGTCGTGCCCGGCCTAGGGAGGGCCACGTGACCGACGGCTCCCGCGTCCTCGGCTCGGTCCTGCCCGCCATCGCCGAGACCGGCCTCTCGCCGCCGCCGATGACGGTGTCGCACGGCGCCGGTCATGTCTGGCTCGACGCCACGGCCTTCACGCCGGAGGACGCCGACGATCTTGCGCTCCTGATCCGGGATGCGGCCGCCTGCGAACGACAGTCTGATGGACCGCGCGTGCCACGGCGGGAGCCCGCGTCGTGACCCCCGTCGTGGTCGACGCCGGCGTCGGTCTCTCCGGCGTCATGGCCGGCGTTCTCGCCCGCCGGCAGGGCCGGGTGTTTCGGTGCCGCGTCGTCGTGCGCTGGCGCGATGGCGGCTGGTCCCGCCACGAGGTCGGGTCGTGCGGCTGCTGCACCCTGGAGGTCGGCATCTCCGGCCAGGCGCTCATCGTCTCGACGGCGGGGACGGGCTGAATGAGCGCCGTCGTCATCCTTTTCCTCGCGGCCGATCCCCGGCCGCTCTACCTGGAGCGAACCCATGTCCATGATGTCTCTCGTGACCCGCTTGGTCGAAACCGTGGAGCAGAAGATCGTCGGCCTGGAGGAGCGCGTCTTTGCCAACCTCGGCGCGCTTCTGCGCTCCACCCATCTGCGCATGACCGAAGACTGGGAGGGGCGGATCAAGGCGCTGGAGAGCCGGATCGCGTCGCTCGAAGCGGCCGCCGGCTCTCACGTCGACACGACGACGGAGGTGGCCGGGCAACTCGGCGACCTATCGCAGGCGGAAGCGTTGGAGCAGCGGCTGCTGGCGGCGTTCGCGCCTGTCACGGCGGCGGCCGCGGTGGCCAATCCGGGTCCGCTCGACATCCCGGTGGGGCTGGTTGCCGAGGATCTGGGACCGCATGCAGCCAGCGGTTCGACGGCGGATGCGACCATCGATGGTTCATACGACGCCCGCCTCGCCGCCTGACCATATCGAGCTTGGGGCCGGTTTGTCTTGCGTCCGGCCGCCCGCGCGTCGCCGTCCACGCGCCCAGGGTAAGGACGGCAACCCTCCCCCTTGGGGGGAGGGTGCCGCTCTTGCTCGGCTCGCTCCGGTCGCGCTGTCACGCGACGGGCGAAGTGCTTCCTCGTGTCCTCCAGCGCCGCCGCGTAGCTCTCCCAAGCCGGCGGCGCGTCCTGTCCTGTCGTCACGTGATCTGGGGAGGGCGCTGAATTGGCCGCCCTGTCCGTCTCCTTCGCTCCCGCATCCATGGCCCGAGGCTATGGAGCAACCATGCGACAGTCCCCACGAACAGGCGTTACAAACGTCACAGATATTCGACAGATGAGCGATGCTCGGTCCGAGAGGATCGTCGCGCTCCTGATCAAGATGTACCCGACGAAAACGGCGGAGAGCATTCAGGCCGACACCGGGATACGGGCGTCAACCGTCCGGCAATGGATGTCCCGCGAGTCGGCCCCGAACTTTCGGGCGCTGTTCCGGCTCATGTGCGCCTACGGGCCGGAGCTGCTCTTGGTCGCGCTCGACAACCCGCCGGCATGGCTCGACGAAGCCGCCCGGAGGGAAGAGCAGCGAAAGCTCCGGGCCGGAATTGCGGCGCTTCAGGCGAAGCTGGAGCGGGCATGAGCGCGCCGCTTCGCGTCATCGTCGTGTCGCGGTCGCCGACGTTTGCGCGTGCTGCCTTCGACCTGGCGGCCATCTATGTGATCCCAGGCAGGCGCGTTCTTGAGAGAGGGTCCGCCTGGGCCGCGTTCGGATCAAAGCGTTGGCGGATCGTCGAAGCGTTGGCCGTGAACCCTGGCCTTGCGCCCTGGCCGGCGCTCGAGGAGATCGTCTGCGGGGATGATCCGGACGGCGGACCGCTCGCTATACGGGCCTTGATCTTCGCCCATCTGTATTACGCGCGACCTGACCTATCCCGCCTCGGGCTCTGTGTGGAAAACCTTCGCGGACACGGGCTGTTGCTCCGTTCGTCGATCAGCACCTCCTTGCAGGCCGCCGCATGACCGGCGCCCGCCGCGTCTTCTTCGCTACCGCGGCCTCAGCCCTCCGCTGGTTCGCTCGCGGCGAGATGAATGCCGGCGAGCGCCTGCTCTCTTGGGCCGAGTGGTGCGAGCTCCGCACCAAGGCGATCGGCGAGGGCGACCCGCGCACCCCGCAGCCGCCGTGACCTACCCCGAAAGAAAAGCCCGCCCCGGATGCGAGCCGGAGCGGGCGGTATCGAGACCAACCGTGGAGATGCAGATCATGTCCGAAACAGTCGCTTCCATCAAGGCCGAGCCCACCTTCGACCCCAAGGCCGAGACCCTGAGCGGTGATATTCGCGATTGGCTGCTCGACAAGTTCCGGCTGCTCGACAAGCCCTGGACCAAGCTATCCGAGGCGCAGCAACGCCGGCTCATCGACCGCGCCGACGAGATGGGCCGAACGAGCGTGCGGCGGGTGCTCGACCTCGTCACCGCGCACAAGTTTCCGACGATCGAGATCCAGGTCGGCAAGTTCAAGGGCGGTGAGAAGGGCGAGGTGAAGTTCGACAGCACGTGCCAGGATACGGACGGTAACCTCCTGGCGGTCGCGCGCGCCGGACGGGCCGTGCTGGTTCTCGCCAACCCGCAGGTGTTCTTCGGCGAGCGTGCGGCCGCGACGGCAGAGCCGGACCAGCCCGCGATGGATCTCGGCGGCGGCGACGCAGACCAGCACGGTCTGAACGAGGGAGAGCGGATCGACCCCGAAACCGGCGAGATCATCGCCGGCCAAGCGCCTCCGGAGAGGCTCGCGCTGCCAGCTCCAGGCACGGCCGGTATCCCGCTCGACGAGGCCCAGCGCCGGTTCGAGGCGGCTCGCGACAAAGCCCTGACCAAGAAGGCGGAGCGCGAGCGGAAGGCCAACGAGAAAGCCCGCACGAACACGCGGGCCAAGCGCGCCGTGAAGGTCGCTGGCGAGCCCGTCGAGGCCGAGCGCCGGGATGATCCGCCCGGGATCCCGACCGCGCCGGAGCGCGAGCTCGCCGACGCCTGAGCGCGCGCCGATGCCCGACCCCATCGTCATCAGATTGGCTGGCGAGCCCCGCGGCAAGGGTCGGGCCCGCTCGACCATGATCCGGCCGAAGGGCCGGGCGCCCTTCATCTCGACGTATTCCCAGCCTGAGACGGCGATGTACGAGAGCCACCTTCGGCTCGCCGCTCAGGACGCGATGGAGGGGCGGATGCCGCTCTCGGGCCAGCTGCAGGTCGTGATCCTGGCCCGGTTCTCGATCCCGGCGAGCTGGTCGGCCCGAAAGCAGAAGGAAGCCAGGCTCGGCCTGCTGCGGCCGACGAAGAAGCCCGACTTCGACAACATCGCGAAACTTTGCGACCCGATGAACAAGGTGGTCTGGACAGACGACGCGATCATCGTCGACGGGGCGGTCCGCAAGCTCTTCGGCGAGGCGCCCGAGCTCGTCTTCATCGTCTCGCACGCCGTGTCGCTCGGAGCTGCCAGCGTCCGTCCGGACCTCGTGCGTTTCGACCAGGCCGAGATGTTCGCCGGAGCGCCGGGATGACCGCCGCTCGCGAGGGATGGACGCCCAAGCGCGTCGCCGATGTGGAGCTGCTTTGGCGCGGCGGACTGTCCGCCGGACAGATCGCGATTGCCCTCGGCGGAGGCGTCACCCGCAACGCGGTGATAGGCAAGATCCACCGGCTTGGCCTAAAGCGACGAGCTGACACCCGGCCCGCGGCGCCGGTCGCACGGCGACCCGCGAAGGTCACCCCGGCCCGGACGCCCGAGCCGGTCCATGCGCCGCCCGCCGAGATACCCGCGCCGCCACCTGCCGAACACCGCACGGGCCCCGTCTCGCTCCTGGAGCTTCGCGACGGCGAGTGCCGCTACCCGATCGGCGACCCGGGGACGCCGAGCTTCGGCTTCTGCGGAAGTCGCGTGCACGAGGCTGGCGCGTCCTACTGCGCCAAGCACCACCGGCTCTGTGTGTCGGACGTCGTGAACGTTCGCCGACTCGCGAGGGCGGTCAGGTGAGCGCGGCCCTCGTCCCGTCCGGCTCCTACGCCGTCATGGCGCAACGGCGCGAACCGCCGGACTCGCTCGACTTTTTTCCGACCCCTCCGTGGGCCACGCGGGCGCTCAGCCGGTGCGTGCTCCAGCCGCAAGGGGTTAAAACGCGCCTTCTCCAGGTTTGGGAGCCGGCCTGCGGCGAAGGCCACATGTCCACTGCTCTCGGGGATGACTTCGCGACCGTCGTCGCGACGGACGTCTTCGACTACAGTGGCGGCAATCCAACGCGATGGCCTGCCGGCTGGTGGCGCACACTCGATTTCATCGACCCGACCGAGCCGCAGACGCCAACCGTCGACTGGATCATCACCAACCCACCGTTCAAGGTCGCCGAGGCCTTCGCGCTCCGAGCGCTCGCCCTAACCCATCATGGAGTCGCGCTCCTCGTCCGATCCACTTGGCTGGAGGGCGTCGGAAGACACGAGCGTCTGTTCCGGCCGCACCCGCCCGCCGTCATCGCGCAGTTTGCCGAGCGCGTGCCGATGAGGAAGGGCCAGTGGAACCCTGAAGGCTCGACCGCCACGAGCTACGCTTGGGTGGTCTGGCGCAAGGGCTTCACGGGCACGCTGTTCACCTGGATCCAGCCCGGGCAGCGGATCGCGCTGACGATGCCGGAGGACACCGCGCGCTTCGGTGTGCGGACCGGCGCGCCGTTGCTGGACGGAGCGGGCCCATGACCGCCGCCCGCAACGTCCAATGGGACATGACGCGCGCGCTCGACGCGCCGCCGGCACAGCCGCCGCGGGTGCCGGAGGTCTACGTCTGCTCGATCGCGGGGTGCGGTCGCGAGGCGAACTTCGCCGAAGGCCGGTTCGAGCTGCGGGGGCAGGCCGGGACGTGGTTCTGCGGGCCGTGCTGGCGCGAGCGGCAGGGGAGGGCGGGTTGAGCGTCGCCGAGACAGCAGACGACCTCGCGAACACAGCCTTCGCGGAATATTGCGAGGCCGCTCGCCTGGCTCAGGCGACGCTCGACCGTTCGGACGCCATGAGGGCCGGACGGACTTGGGCGGCGTTCATCGACCTGTTCGCGAGGATCCCACAAGGCGCGAGGGTTCCCACAACGCTGAGCCGGACCGCAGACGTCGAGCGCCGGCCGTGAGCGAGGTCGCGCACCTGTCCGACTATCGACCGCAGCCGGGCGAAGATGTTTGGCGAGCAGAGGTCAATCTCGCGGCCGAGGCGGAGCAAGGCCTCCTCGGGGGGTTATTTCTCTACCCGGACAGCTTCCCGGCCGTCTCCGGCTTGATCAAGCCGGCCTACTTCGCGCATCCGGTGCACGGGCTCATCTTCGATGCCTTCGCGCATTGCCGACGTGCCGGGATTCGGGCCACGCTGGCTGAGATGCGCCAGGCGATCGGGGCGAAGGGCCTCGCGTCGGATATGGGCGCCGGCGTCAACCTCGCCGAGTACATCGTCAATTTGAGCCAAGAGGGCGCGACCTCCCGTTCGACGGTGGATTATGCCCGCGCCGTCCGGGCTCATTGGGCGCTCCGGCAGCTTCATTCCTCGACGGTGATCGGCGACGCTGCCGGGCTTCCCGAAGACAAGGTCAAGAGCGCCTTCGACCGCATCGACGCGCTCAGGACCGAACTCGCCGAAGCCGGAGCCGAACGCTCACAGATCGGCGCGATCGCCGAGCGCGTCTTGCAGCGGTCGATCGCGATCTCGAACGGCGAGGTCGAAGAGCCCGGGCTTACCACCGGCATCCTTGACCTGGACCGAGCCATCCTCGGCTTCCGGCCCGGCGAGATGATCATCCTGGCCGGCCGCCCAGGTATGGGGAAGACAACCGTCGGAACCGCGCTGGCCCTCAACGCGAGCAACGTTCGGCTTGGCGCGAGGCGGGCCGGGGTCGCGCTCTTTGCGCTCGAGATGGGCGAGGAGGCGATCGGCGCGCGCTGCCTCTCCGATCTCGCTTATGACCGCTACGACGGTCCGACCCATTCCGCGATCCGCGCGGGACACCTCACGGCCGTTCAGATCGACCGGCTGCGCGAGGCCGAGTGCCTGCTCAACGAACGCGAGCTCGAGGTCGATCACAGATCCTCGATCACCGTCGGCGAGATCGAGGCGACCTGCCACGCGATCCAGCGCCGCCTCGAGCAGCGTGGCGTCCCGCTCGGGTTGATCATCGTCGACCAGCTGAAGCAGGTCCGTGCGACCGAGCGCTACCGCGGCCAGCGGGTGTATGAAATCGCCGAGATCACGGCCGGGTTGAAGGACATCGCGAAGCGGTTCGGCGCTTGCGTCGTCCTGCTGGCGCAGCTCAACCGCGGCGTCGAAAGCCGGGAGGACAAGCGCCCGACCCTCGCTGACCTGCGCGAATCCGGCGACCTCGAAAACGACGCCGACGTGGTGCTCCTGCTCTACCGCGAGGCGTACTACCTGCGCCGCGACATTCGATCGGCCGATCCGGAACAGGCGGTGTCTCTCGAGCACAAGCTGGAGCAGGTGCAGCACGAGCTCGAGATCATCGCCGCGAAGAACCGCAACGGCGAAGGCGAGCACACCGTCCACCTGTTCTGCGACATCGGCCGCTCGGCTGTCCGAGCTCTAGCGAAGGGCGCCGCGACATGAGCGACGATCTCGATGTCCGCCGGTTGCCCTACATGCCGCTCCAGATCGAGCGGCTGAGGCGATCCAAGGCTTGGCTGCGCTGCAAGCGCAGGCCCGAGATGGCCTTCTTTCTCATGAATCTGTGGATGCGGGCCTGGCACGAGGTCCCCGCCGGCTCGATCGAAGCCGACGAGGACGTGCTGGCCGACGCCGCCATGTGTGACCCGATTCGTTGGACGGAGATCCGCGACGAGGTCATGCGAGGATGGGAGCTACGCGACGGGCGCTACTATCACTCGACCGTCACGGAACTCGCCATCGAGGCAGCCGAACACCTGCGGGGGAAGAAGAAACGCACTGTGGCAGCCCGTGAAGCACTCGAAGCAAAGCGCCTGTCGGACGCCTCACCGGCATCGACAGAGATTGTAACAGAGACTGTGACAGAGACTGTGACAGCCGTTGTTACAGGGGACGAAGGGAAGGGAAGGGAAGAGAAGGGAAAGGAAGAAAGAAAGGCCCCGGCCGCCGCGGGCGCGAGCATGCTGCCTGACGAGAGGCTTCGATGGCTCGTGGAGGGTCTCCCGGTGTTCGTCGCTCCAGACCAGCGCCCCGTTCTCGATCTAACCGGCCCCACACCGGAGCGCTTGATGCAGGCCGGGGTCACGGTCGCGATGCAGCTCGGCACGCGCCGGGTCCAGATCATCGGCCCGCGCCGCGACCGCCCGGTCGGCGACGACGGCGTGGTCCGGCTTCAGGAGGCCCCGCTCGATCGCCTCCACACCCGGGGCCGGCTCGACGGCGACCCGGACACGGACCGCGCCCTGTACGAGGCCGGGAAGGCGCTCCGGCATCACCACTATCTCGGCGGCCTCGACGCCATCGCGGCGAACGACCTCAATCGCTCCGGCGGCGGCTCGCCGGCGAACATGCTCCCGATGACGGAGCGCCAGCAGTCGCATCGCGACGAGCTCCGCCGCGCGGCCGCGGCGCTCCATCCCGACGATTGGGCCACCACCTTCGACATCGTCTGCCGCGAGATGACGCTCGAGGAAGCGGGACGCCGCGCCGGCTACGGCGAGAAGCACGCGGCCGGGGCTGTGGCGCTGGATCGACTGAGGCGCGGGCTCATACAGCTCGCGGCCCTGTGGGGCCACCTGCCGCCCGCGCTGGCCCGGCGCACATGGCGGTCGCGAACGACCGGGCGGTGGCGTAGACCCCCCGCTTGACAGGTGCGCACCCGATCGAGCATAGATCGAAACAGTCGAGAGGTCCGCGAAGCAGCGTCGACCCTCCTCCCCAAAAAGCCCGGCCCGCGCCGGGCTTCATCGTTTCAGGGCCATCGATGTGACGCTCGCCGAAGCCGCCGTCGAGGTGCGCGCGTTGCAGGCGCGCGTCCAATCGTACCGGTTCCGCGGCGCCCAGCGCTACGTCGAAGACATGGACGATCTCCGGACCGATCTCGGGCGATTGGCCCGCGAACTCGAAGCCGGGTGCGGCGAACAACAGGCCGAGTCTGTCGTGGGGGCCGACGGCTACCGGCTCCCGGCACACGTGGTCACCGGTCGCGGTCAGGTGATCGTGTGCCAGGTCCGAGCGCCCCGGCGTCTGGGGCGGACCGTTCCGTGACCGAGGGCTACTACCTCCGCTGCCGCTAGACCGGCGCGATCCTCGCCGGACCCTTCGCTCAGCTCATCCAGGCCTTCGCCGACTACGTGCGCGGCGTGAACGAGGTCGTGCACCGGCGCGCCTCGGGCGAGGTCAACATCGTTCACGGCGGCTGCCCGCACCGGCAGTCGCACTAAGTTCTGCGGTCGACGCCGTAGCCCATCGCGCGGATTTCGCGCCGGCGTCGGGCAACGCTGAGGGCCAGCGCCGCAGTCACCCTTTCGGTCGAGAGCCCGAGGCCGATTCGCTTCGCGACCCTCATCATCAGACCGGGCCATCGAGGCCTCGGCCGGAGCCCATGATCACCTCCCATAAGGAGGATTAACGGAAGTCATCGCAGAGGGACGGACCGGCATGACGGAGGCCGATTTCGCCTCCGCCGAACGCTACGCCGAGGCCGCCGTGGCGGCCGCCACGCGGGCCGCCTACGGAAGCGCGCTCCGGGCCTTCGCGGCATGGGGCGTCGAACGCGCGCTTGCCACGCTGCCGGCCGATCCCGAGACGGTCGCCGACTACCTTGCCGGCTTGGCCGACCGAGGCTGCAAAGCGGCCACGATCGATCTCCACGCGGCCGCTATCGCGTCGGCTCACCGGGCCGCCGGGCTCGCGCCGCCGACCGGCGCCGAGTCGGTCCGGGCGACGGTGCGCGGCATCCGCCGCTCGATCGGCACCCGGGCAACCCGGAAAGCCCCGGCCACGGCCGAGGCGCTCCGAAAGATGATCCGGCGCATCCCGGACACGCTGACGGGCAAGCGCGACCGGGCGCTGCTTCTCATCGGCTTCGCGGCCGCGCTGCGCCGCTCCGAACTCGTCGCTCTCACAGTCGCCGACATCGAACGCGCTCCGGAGGGCATCTTCGTCCACCTCCGACGCTCCAAAACGGACCAGGATGGCGCCGGCCACGCCGTTCCAGTCCCGCGCGGCTCCAAGCTCCGGCCCGTCGAGGCGCTCGAGCACTGGCTCCAGGCTTCCGGGATTTCCGAAGGCCCGCTCTTTCGGCCCATCGGGAAGGGCGGGCGCATCGGGGCCGAACCGCTGACCGGCCGTTCGGTCGCCGCCATCGTGAAGGTGCGGGCCGCAGCGGCCGGCCTCGATGCGACGCTCTTCTCCGGCCACTCGCTGCGGGCTGGCTTCGTCACGTCCGCGCTCGCGACGGGGGCCGACCTCCTCAAGATCATGGCAACGACGAGGCATACGCAAGTCGACACCCTGAAGGGGTACGACCGCCGGGCTCAGAGCTTCGTCGCCCATGCCGGCAAGGGCTTCCTGTGAGGCCTCCGCTACCGGTCGCCACCCTCGCGTGCCGCCTCCGACGCTATGTCGACGAGCGCGGCCGGATCACCGCGGGCCAGTGGATCCTCGATCCTCACCGCGCCCGTCGTCATGCCGCACGACGACGGCGTCTTCCGGTCGACCACCTTCAACGTGCGGGACGGTCGGCTTCTCGTCCATCAAGAGCGAGCGCTGGTCCGATGATCCGCCAAGCCCTTCGACGCGAGGCCGAAACGGCGGCCGCGCTGCTGATCCTTCGCTACGGCGTGAGGCCCTTCCTGTGATGCTCCGCCTCGCCATCCTCGCCGCCGCCCTGACGGCCATCCTGGTCGTGGCGGACACGGTCGCCCAGATCGCAACCGCGCCGAGGCTCGGCTTGGTCGTGACCTACTGCGCCACCACGAAAGGCCCCTGCATCCCCTGCCGCGACGCCGACGCCATCGCGGCCCGGGACTGGGCGATCAGCTGCCCGACCCCAAGGGTCTAGGGACCGTATCCGAGCCCTCAACCCCACGGGTGTAGAGCCCCCCGGGTTCTCGCTCTCTGCAAACCAATTTTCAGGGTGAACGGGCGTGGTGAACGGTGAACGCCTCACCCTGAGCGAACTGGCTCGGCGGCTCGGCCGAGCCAAATCCGGGCTGCATAAGCTGGCCGCGGCGGGCCAGATCCCGAAAGGTCTCGATGGCCTCTATGACGTGGCCGAGGTCGAGGCAGCGCTCGCCGCGAACATCGACCCGGCCAAGCGTCCGAAGCTCAGGCTGGCCCCGACCCCGCCGCCGGAGCCGCCACCTCCGATCCACTCCCCCGACGAGGCCCGCGACGCCGTCACCCTGATCGCCGGCGTGCTGCGCGAGGAGGGGCATGGCGCCGTCGAGGTCGTCGACTTCAACGCCGCCCGCACAGCCGAAACCATCCTGAAGGCCCGCCTGCGCCTCATCCAGGTCGAGGAAGCAGCGGGCCGTCTTATCCCAGCCGCCGCCGCCGAACGGGCCTGGGCCGGCGCCATGGTGCAGATGCGGGCGCGCCTCCTCGCCGTCCCGACCGACGTCGCGCAGCTCCTGCCGCACCTGACGAAGCACGACCTCGCCATGATCGACCGCGCGTTGCGGGATGCCATGACGGACGCGAGCTCCGGGTGAGCGTCGCCCTCGCGCAAGCCGTCTCCGCCGCCAGAGCTCGCCTCCGGCCGCCGCCGCGAACCGCGCTGTCAACCTGGATCGAGGAGAACGTTCACCTCCCGGACGGCCTTGCGGCGCGTCCGGGTCCGGTCCGCCTCTGGCCGTTTCAGCGCGGGATCGCAGACGCGATCTCGGATCCGATGATCGAGCGCGTGACCGTCCTGAAGAGCGTCCGCGTCGGCTACACGATGCTGCTCACGGGCACGATCGCGTCCTTCGTCGCGAACGAGCCCGCCCCGATCCTGGTCGTACAGCCGACGGACGACGATTGCCGCGACTATGTCGTGTCCGACATGGAGCCGGTGTTCGAGGCGTCCCCGGCCGTCGCCGGCGCCCTCTCGGCCGACGTCGACGAGACCGGCCGCAACACCATCCGGCATCGCCGCTTCCCCGGCGGGTCGCTCAAGATCGTGGCGGCCCGCTCGCCCCGGAACCTGCGCCGCCACACCGCCCGCATCCTTCTCATCGACGAGGAAGACGCGATCGAGGTGACGCAGGAAGGCGACGCGATCGACCTCGCGATCAAGCGCACCCTGTCGTTCCCGAACCGCAAGATCGTCCGCGGGTCGACTCCGACCGACCTCGACACCTCGACGATCTGCCGGGAATACGACGCCTCCGACCGGCGCGTCTTCGAGATCCGCTGCGTCGAATGCGACGCGGCTCACGAGCCGCTCTGGGACCAGATCCGCTGGGACCCGGGCCGGCCCGACACTGCCTCATGGCTCTGCCCGAGCTGCGGGACCTTCGTGCCGGAGCGCCACAAGGTCGCCATGGTGGCGGCCGGCGCCTGGCGGGCGACGCGACCCGAGATCGCGGACCATTCCGGCTTCCGGCTCTCCGCTCTCATCTCACCGCACGCGAACGCATCCTGGTCCAAGCTCGCGGCGGAATACCTTCAGGTCCACGACGACCCGGAGCGGCTGCGGACCTTCCACAACACCCTCCTCGGCCGCGGGTGGGCCGAGAGTGTCGAAGTTGCGAGCCCCGAGGTTCTCTATGAGCGGCGCGAGCCGTTCGGCCTCAATGTCCAGAACGAGGACGGGACCGAGCTACCTTTTCCGGCAAGCGTGCTCCTCCTGTCGGCGGGGGTCGACGTCCAGGACGACCGGCTCGAATGCGCCTTCCTCGGACACGAGGAGTTCGGACCGCCGGCGGTTCTCGGCCATGCCATCGTGCATGGCCGGTCTGATGACCCTGCGACGTGGCGCGAGCTCGACGAGATCCTGCTCACGCGCTGGCGCCACCCGCTCGGCGGCACGATCGGCATCTCGGCGGCCGCGATCGACGCGGGTGACGGCGGCTCCGCCGAAGACGTCTACGAATTCGCCTGGGCGCGCTCCTCCCGCGGCATCATGGCCGTCAAGGGCATGGCCGGCTTCCGGCCTGCGATCGAGCCGTCCAAGGGCAAGGTGTCCAAGGGCACCCTATCCGGTAAGGGCCGGCTCTGGATCGTCGGGTCCGACACCGTCAAGGCAGCGCTCCTCACCCGCCTCGCCAAAGCGACGACGGGTTCCGGGGCCGACGCGAACGCGATCCGGTTCTCGGCCTCGCTGCCCCGCGTGTGGTTCGAGCAGCTCTGCGCCGAGCGGAGGGTTGTGCGCCGGATCGGCGGGCGCCCGCAGCGGCGCTTCGAGCGCATCGGTCACCAAGCCGCGGAAGCGCTCGACTGCGTCGTCTACGCGCTCGCGGCCCGGGCCTCGCTGCCGGTCGTCAACTTCGAGGCGCGTCGAGCGGCGGTGTCGGGCGAACCGGCCGTCAAGACGCGGCCGTCCTTCGCGGACCTCGGGGCCCGCCTCAACCGGAAAGAGTGAGGCGCATGGGCATAGCCGGGAGGATCGTCGCGAGCGTCTCCCGTGCGATCGGTGGCGAGGTCAGTCGGCCGACGCCGAAGAGCCTGTTCATGAAAGGGGAGGGCAATGCCTTCTTCCGCGGTTGGAACCCGGTCCTACGGGACGCGCGCGACGACGTGCGCATCGCCTGGGCTCCGGCGACGGCTCGCGCCGTCGATGCGATCCATAACTCGGGCTGGCTCGCCGGAGCGATCGACCAAGCCGTCGCTTCGACGGTCGGGCCTGGCCTGAAATTGAACTCGAAGCCGGACGCCGCGGCGCTCGGCTGGACACCGGAAGAAGCCCAGAGCTGGGCGCGCAGCGTCGAGCGGCGATGGGAGGCGTGGTCGACCTCCCCCGTCGAGTGCGATGTGACCGGTCGGATGAGCGTCGGGCAGATCACGGCCGCGGCGCTGAAGACGTGGTTCGCGACGGGCGAGATCGTGGCGACGCTGCCATGGATCGAGCGGCCGATCGCAGTCACGCGCACCAAGATCGGCCTCGTCCAGCCCCATCGCCTCGCGCAGACGACGCGTGGGCCGGACCTTTATCAGGGCGTCTACCTCGACCGGAACGGGATGCCGGTCGGCTATCGCTTCCGGGAATGGGCGACCACGACAGTTGCCGGCCTCTACCCGTATCGCAACAACGCCTACGAGATCGACACGCCGGCACGGGATCGGACCGGGCGGCCGCTCGTCATCCATGTCTTCGACGGCGCCCCCGGACAGGTGCGCGGGATCACGCCACTGACGCCCGCCCTCAAGGTCATGCGCCAGTACGACCAGCTCGCGGACGCCACGCTGACGGCGGCGATGATCCAGGCGATCTTCGCCGCCACGGTCGAATCCGCCGCGCCGACGGAGCAGATCCTGCAGGCGCTGCGCGACGACGGCGAGCAGGCCGTGGCGCGCGACCCGTCGCTCCTCGACTTCCTCAGCGCGCGCTCGGCCTTCTACGACGGGGCGAAGATCGACATCGGCAATGCCGGCAAGATCACGCACCTGTTCCCGAACGAGACCCTGAAGTTCAACCGCTCGGAGCATCCGAACAGTACCTACGAGGCCTTCGCGAAGTTCCTGCTGCGCGAGGTGGCGCGCTGCCTCGGCTTCACCTTTGAGGATTTCACGGGAGACTATTCGGCGGCCTCCTACGCGTCGATCAACTCGGCGACGTCGATTGTCTGGCGGGTCGTCGAGTATCGCCGCTCGCACATCCTCGTGCCCTTCATCGCGCCGATCTTCGCAGCCTGGCTCGAGGAAGAGATCGACGCCGGCCGAATCCCGTTTCCGGACGGGCTGGGCGGCTTCCTCGCCCATCGCGCCGCGGCATGCCGGGCCGAGTGGCGCGGGCCTGGCAAGCCCCAGGCCGACCTCCTGAAGACCGCGAAAGCGCTCGAGACGCTCCTCGGTTCCGGCGTCGTCAGCCGCTCTGCTGTCTGCGCCGAGCTCGGCACGGATTACGACGACGTCGCCGAGGAGCTTGCCTCCGAACGGGACAAACGGGCGTCGCTCGACCTGCCCGAACCGGTCGTTGCCCCGGGCAAGATCGAAGCCGAGACCCTCGACGACACAAAGGATGCGGCATGACGGCGACCGTCGACTTCGCCGATCCGTGCGCCCGCGCAGCGTACCTGACGGCCGCCTATTACCGCATCCTCGGCGGCGGACAGGCCGAGCGCATCCGGACCAAATCGGGCGACAGCGAGGACGACGTCTCGTTCTCGAAGTCGAACCTCACGGTGCTGCGCGACGAGATGAACGCGGCTCAGGCCGAGTGCGCCGCGAAGACCGGCAACCTCGCCGCCCCTCACCGCCGCTTCGCCCTCACGGTCGGGACGCAGCGCCGCCGCGTCGGGTGGCTTTACCTATGAGCACTCTCTTCCACCTCGCCGACCGGGTCCTGAACCGGCCGCTCCTGATCACGCCCGACAAGGCCGCCCTGATCGCGGCGGTGCTGGGCGGCCGGATTGGGCTCGGCGACCTCGCACCGCATCCGGAGGCCTCTCGCTTTGCGCCGAACGAGGCGAAGGACGAGCGGGGTCGGCCGACGGCTCCCTACCTCCGCACGCCGGAGGGCGTGGGCATCATTACCGTGATCGGCAGCCTTGTGAACCGGGGCGCGAACGTAGGGGCTTCGTCGGGTCTGACCTCGTACGAGGGCATCAAGCACCAGCTCGCCACCGCGGCAGCCGACCCGAAGGTCCGCTCGATCATCCTCGACCTCGCGACGCCCGGGGGCGAGGCGATCGGCTGCTTCGAAGCCGCGAAGGCGGTCCGCGACGTCGTCGAAGCCGGAAAGCCCGTCACGGCCGTCGTCAACGGCATGGCGGCCTCCGCCGGCTACGCGCTCGCCTCCGCCGCCTCGCGCATCGTCACGACGCCGACCGGCGTCTCGGGCTCGATCGGCGTCGTTCTGATGCACGCCGACCTCTCGCGCGCGGTCGACAAGGCCGGGATCACGCCGACCTTCATCTTCGCCGGCGCCCACAAAGTCGACGGCAACCCGCTCGAGCCGCTGCCGGATGAAGTCCGGGCGGACCTGCAGGCCGAGGTCGACGCCTTCTACGACGGTTTCGTCGACCTGGTCGCGAGCGGCCGCCGCAACCTGTCGCCCGCAGCCGTCCGGGCGACGGAAGCCCGCACCTATGTCGGACGAGCCGCCCTCGATATCGGCCTCGTCGACGAGGTCGGCACGTTCGAGGACGTGCTGGCCGAGATGTCCCGCCAAGCGGTGCGCAGCACCCGCGTCATGAAAGGATTGACCCCATGAACGACGACACCATCACGATGGAAGCCCACACGGTCGCGCTCGCGACGGCCCGTCAGGAGGCTCACGAGGCCGGACGCCGGGATGGCGCGACGGCGGGGGCTGAAGCCGCCGCCACCCGCTTCAAGGCGATCCTCGGGCACAGCGAGGCCGCCGGTCGGGAAGCGCAGGCGCGCAGCATCGCCTTCGACACGAACCTCACGGCCGAGCAGGCGGGGGCGCTTCTCGCCACCGGCGCGAAGCAATCCGCCCCGACGCTCGCCGAACGCGCCGCCGCCGGCACGACTCTCCTGCCGACCGCCGGCCCGTCGCCGGAACCCGGCAAGCCCGCGAGCGACTTCGACCGCGGGCGCGAGATCGCCCAGCGCTTCGCCCCGACGGCGAAGTAATCCCTCGCTCCTGAAAGGACCGCCCGCATGCCGACCTCTCCCTACTTCTTCACGTCGCTCCTCGCGGGCGACACGGAAATCCCGCATCGGGCGATCGTGCTCGCGACGCCTCCGGCCGACCTGCCGCGCGGCGCCGTGCTCGGCATCGTGACGGCGAGCGGCAAGTACGTCCTGTCCGCTTCGGCCGCTGGCGACGGATCGCAAGTGCCGAACGCCATCCTGGCGTTCGACGTCCCGGCGAGCGCCGGGGCCGACGTTCCGGCCGCAGCCTACTTCATGGGCGAGTTCGTGGCCGAGAAGCTCAGCTTCGGCGCTGGCCACACGGCCGCGACCGTCGAGGCGTCGTTCCGGTCGCAGGCGGCCCCGATCGTCGTCAAGTCCGTCGGCGTCATCGCCTACCCGTAACCAGCACCAGCCCTCCGGACCGTCCCGGTCCACCGATCAACCGGCCCCGAGAGGGGCCTTTTTCTTGAAAAGGCTCCTCTCTCATGGCGCTCATGGATCGCTACACCACTCAGACGCTTCTCGGCATCCTGACCACGGTCAACCGCCCGAAGCGGTTTCTCCTCGAAACCTTCTTCACGCGCGAGCAGACCTTCGAGACGGCCGAGGTCGTCTTCGACAAGATCATCGGAACCCGCCGGCTCGCGCCCTTCGTGTCGCCGCTCGTCAAGGGCAAGCCCCAGCCGATCTCCGGCGAGGTGCTGTCGACCTATCGGCCGCCCTACGTGAAGCCGAAGCACGTCCTCGACCCGTCCCAGCCGCTGAAGCAGTTCCCGGGGGAGTCGATCGGCCTGTCCGGCGTGACGCCGGCCGAGCGCATGGACCGCCTGCGCGTTCGCCTCCTGCAGGAGCAGGACGACCAGATCACCCGTCGCGAGGAATGGATGGCGGCGCAGCTGCTGCTGACCGGCACCATGGCGGTTGTGGCCGAGGATCACCCGCCGATGTTGATCGACCTCCTCCGGCCCTCCGCCAACACGGTCGCGCTCACGGGCGCCGCCCGCTGGGGCCAGGCCGGCGTCTCGCCCTTCCAGTACATCCAGGACCAGGCCGCGAGGATCGCCTCGGCGACCGGCTTCTCGCCGAGCCTCGTCATCCTGGACCCGCTCGCGGCGCGGCTCCTCCTTAAGGACCCCGTCATCCTGCAGGTCTTCGGCCTGTTCCAGGGCCCGTCCCGCTCGCTCGACCTTCTCGGCCGAGTCGCGCCCGGGTCGAACGGCGAGGCCGTCCTGCTCGGCGCCCTCGGGGGCTTCGAGTTCTGGCAGTACCAGCACACCTATTCCGACACGGACGGCACGACTCGAAAGATGCTGCCGGACAACACGATGATCCTCGGCTCTCCGGCCGGCGCCGAAGGCGTGCGGGCTTACGGCGCGATCCTCGACTTCGGCACGCTGCAGGCCATGAGCCGCTACCCGAAGGAGTGGATGGAGGAGGACCCGTCCGCGCACTTCCTGATGACGCAGTCCGCCCCGCTGCCGCTTCTCGGCCGTGCCGAGGCGACCGCCGCCTTCACGGTCGCCTGACGCCCTCGCGCGCCCACAACCGGAGCACCAAGCCATGAAGACGACGACCATCATCCTGCCTGCCACCGTCTCGGTGGTGGACGAAGAGCGCTCGACGCCGATCGAGCGCAACGCCGCCGGCCACGTGATCGGCGGCTCCGTCGTCACGAGGGAGATCCCGGCCGGCGAGGAGGTCACCTTGCCCGAAGCCGAGGCCCTAGCTCTCGTCGAGCGCTATGGCGGCCGCGTCAAGGATGGGCCGGAGGGCGTGAAGCGCGACCCGGCCTCGACCGATCTCGACAAGGTCGCGACCCTGGACGCCGAGCCGCAGGCCGAGGACACGAAGGCGCGGCGTCGCAAGGCCGGCGACGAAGCCTGATCCTGTGCCGTCCGCCTACGCTCAGGGCCTCGGTCAAGCCCGGTCCGCCGTCGCCGACACCATGGGCGAGCCCTTCCTCCTCCATGGCAGGAAGGCATCGGCGGACGTGAACGGGCCGACCGTGGCGGACCCCGCCCGCCCGGCCCCCATCCCCGTCACTGGCGTCCTGTTCGCGATCGGGGCGAGGCTCAACAAAGCGAACACCTACGATACGAATACATTGAGCCGGCCGGGATCGGTCAACGCGACGACGACGATCGCCGTGCAACTCCCCGACGGTGCCGAGCTGAGGCGCGGCGACGTGCTCGAGCATGTTGAGGACGGGTCGCGCTTCCGGGTGTCTTCGATCGTGGGTCACGGCCTCCTCGGCCTGCGCTGCTTCGTCGAACGGCTGAGCTGAGGCCCGGCCCGTGTCCTTGTCCCGTCTCGCCCTCCGCCTCGCGGCCGTGGAGGCCCTGCGGCCATCCGCGACGGGTTCGGCCGGGCCGTTCCCGACCCTGGCCGGGCCGCGCGTCTACGACAGCCGCCTCGACGTTATCGACACCCTGTCGGACATCGACGCGAAGCCGATGCTCCTCGTCTACACCGAAGAGCAGAACAACAAGCCTTACGGCAACGCCGTGCATCGGCCGGACGAGTCGATCGTCACCCTCGTGGTCGAGATCTCGGTCGCGTTGCGCGGCGAGGTCGAGATCGCCCATCCGGACGGCACGACCGAGACCGTCAACACGGTCGAGACGCCGCTCACCGATCGCGAGCACGAGGCGCTCCTCGACGTGCTCGAGGCGACGGTGCGGCGCGTGTTTGACCGGAATGCCACGGTCGCCAGCGCGGCCCTGTTCTTCCTGGTCGCCATGGAAGTTCGTGCGATCGAAAGCGAACCTCTGCGCGACGCGGACAAGACGACCCGGCTCGCGGCCAGGACCCTCAAGTTCACCGTCAAGGTCGTCGGCGACCGCTGGCCGGTTCCGACGTTGCCACCGTCACCCGCCGCAACGGGCCTCGCCCGGTTGCCCGAGCCCCTCGCGAGCGTCGCCCGCGCCGTCCCATCCACCTCGAGCGCCGGCGCCCTCCTCGCGCGTGTCGCGGCCTGGCTGCCCGATCCCGACGGCCTGACGCCGCTCGCCGCCATCAACCCGTCCGTCGCGCTCGACCGCGGCACCCCCTCGTTCGACGACGTCGCCGGCGTCGTCCTCACGGAGACCTGACATGCGCCTGACCCTGGTCAAGCTCGCCGACCCCGACCACCGGCTCCCCATGCCGGATCGCGGCGGCCGCCCTTTCTCGGCCGATGGCGAGTCGGTCGACCTCGACGCGCCGTTCTGGCTCGCCTGCCTCGCCGACGGCTCGATCGTCGAGGCCAAGACCGACGCGGCCAAGGCCGACGCGGGCGAGGCTCGGCCCGATGCGGGCCTGGCCGTCACTGCTATCCCGACCACCCCGAACGCGCGAGGCAAGTGATCATGGCCGGCATTGGCTTCAACTCCATCCCGGGTCAGGGCCTGACGGCTCCGATCTTCGCCTTCGAGGTCAACTCGGGCGGCCAGTACGACAGCGCGAGCCGCCTCGTGCTCCTCGGCCACAAGACGACGGCCGGCTCGCTCGCCGACAACACGCCCTCCGTCGTGGCCTCCCAGCAGGAAGCCGACGCCCTCGCGGGCCCGGGCTCCATGCTGCGCGAGATGTACCGGATCGCGCGCGCCAACGCGCCCGTCCAGGAGATCTACGTCGTGCCCGTCCCGGCGACCGGCGTCGCCCAGGTGTCCTCGGTCACGATCGCGAGCCTGCCCGCCGCGGGCGGGGTCGGCGTGTTCCGGGTCTGCGGCGAGGAGATCGCCATCACGATCGGGGCCGGCGACAGCGCCACCACGATCGCCGCCGCGGTGGCTGCCGCTATCAGCGGCTACTACAACACCCTCACGGCTGCCATGCTGCCCGTGACGGCGACGTCGTCCGCAGGCGTCGTGACGATCGCGGCCCGGCATGCGGGGGCGCTCGGCGCCGAGATCGCGATCGAGGTCCCGGCCCGCATCGGCAACGTGTTCGCGGCCGCGAACGTGTGGACGCTCGCGACGGTGACGCCCGGCTCCGGCATCCCGTCTCTCGCGGCCGCGCTCGCGGCGCTCGCCGACAACCCGGCCGACCTCGTGGTTGGGCCCTGGGCCGACGCGACCTCGCTCGACGCCTACGGCACGACCATGTCCGACGGGGTCGGGCGCTGGGGGTACAGCCGCCAGAGCTACGGCCACGTCATCGCCTGCAACACAGGCAACACCTCCGCCCAGACCACGCTCGGGCTCGCCCGCAACGACCGCCACGTCACGATCCTGCCCCGCCCCGCCGGTGCGTCGCATCCGTCCTGGCTGTGGGCGGCCGGCTTCGCGGGACGCGTCATCCCCTGGCTGTCCGATTGCGTGCTCGGCAACGTGTCTCGCAACCAGACCGGCCTCGTCGTCGAGGGCCTTTCGCCCCCGGCTGACCCGAGCGCTGTCTGGGGCTACGGCGCCCGCAACGTCTTCCTCAATTCCGGGATCTCGACCTGGAACGTGACGGCGGACGGCAAGGTCGCGGTCGACAAGCTCGTCACCACCTACCGGCTCGGCGTTCTGGGGCAGCCCGACGCGGTGTTCCGCGACATCCAGGCCCTGTTCCAGGTGGCTGGTGGGCTGAAGTTCATCCGCAGCGTCATGGCGGACGAGCACGGCCAGAAAGCGATCGCGGACACAAATCCCGGCAACCTCGCGGCCATCTCGACGCCGTCGGACGTCAAGGCGACCGCGATCCACGCCTACGCGAACCTCTGCGCTCGCGGCGTCTTCGAGGATGAGCCCGGCTTCACCCGCCGCGTGATCGCTCGCCGGAACGTCCAGAACCCGGCCCGCATCGACCTCCTGATGCCGATGGACCGGGTCAACCCGCTCGACATCCTCGCGGCCAACGCGACGATCTACGCCCAGTATCCGGTCTGATCGACCGCACCCCCCTCTGAAGGAGACACACCATGGCCGACTTCGGCGGCGAAATGCGGTTCACCTATGACGGCACGCCCCTCAAGCTGCGGGCCGCGATCTCCTACAATCCGGCCCGCTTCGAGATCGAGAGCGTCATCAACCAGGACAACAGCGTCTCGCGGACGCTGAAGCCCACGGCCTACGACTTCGAGGTCACCTTCGAGGACGCGGCCGGCCACGATTGGGACGCCATCATGCTCGGCGGCCCCTACAATATCACCGTCGTCGAGGACACGGTCGGCGCGCTGCACATGTGGACCCGCGCTTCCTTCAAGGGGCGACCGTCCGTCGCCCGCGAGACCGGCGAGGTCACGGGCATCACAGGGGTCGCGGAAGCGTACCGCCAGACGCGGGCGTGATCGCCTCACTCTCCGCCCACACGGAGGAGATCGCCCGGCTCGGGGCGCGGATCGCGGCCGCCGGCAAGGGGACGGGGCCGGCCTACGCGGCAGCCCTCAACCGCGTCGGCGCGATGACGCGCACCGGCATGGTCCGCGCGATGGTCGGCCAGACCGGCCTGAAGCGGAAGGTGATCGACAAGGCGCTGCGCAAGACGACCGCCTCGCCGGGGTCGCTGACCTACATGGTCCGGTCCGCGGGCGGCGACATCAGCCTGAAGTACTTCGGGGCGCGCGAGACCCGGCGTGGCGTGTCGGCCGCCCCGTTCGGCCACCGCCAGCTCTTCGCCGGCACCTTCATCAAGGGCGGGCGCTTCCCCGCCCGAAAGACCGCGAAGGGCCTGAACGGGCACGTCTACCGTCGCACCGGCAAGGGCAGGGGGCCGCTCCGGCTGGTGAAGTCGGGTGTGATCATCCCGCGCGAGATGGTGATCGACGACACCCGGGCGATCTTCTTCCGCACCGTCCAGGCGAACCTGCCGGGCCGGCTGCTGCACGAGCTCGGGCGACGGCTGGCGAGCTGATCCGTGAGGAGCACCATGGCGAAGACCGAGACCGTGAAGCTGACCGAGCCTGTCCTTTGGCACGACCGCCAGCTGACCGAGCTGACCTTGCGCGAGCCGCGCGCCCGCGACTTCTTCGCCTTCGGCGAGCCCATGACCTGGGCACGCACCGGCGACGGCAACGCTGTGTCCGTCGAGAACCCGGACGTGATCGGCCGCTACCTCGACGCCTGCATCGTGCATGAGGGCGGCTCGGCCCTTCTCGGCCTCGTCGGCCTCACGGACGCTTTTGCGCTGAAGGACGCCGTGCTCGGTTTTTTCGTGGCGGCGCGGCTGGCCAGCTTGCCAGCCGATGCGACCTCCTCGTCTTCGACCTCCACGCCGTAAGCGCGGTCGAGGTTGGCGATCTGACCTTTTCGGAAGTCCATTACTGGATCGACCGCGCCCTCCGGGCCGGGAAGCTCAAGCGGAAGTGAGGGCGCGGCGATGACCGACATGCGCGCCCGGGCCATCATCGAGGCCGTCGACAAGACCGGGAACACCTTCGACAAGATCGCCGCCAAGATGAAGGCGGTCGACCAAGCGGCGAAGGCCATGAAGACCGCCGTTGCCGCCGGGAAGATCGGTGCCGAGGTCGACCGCGCGACGCGCGCCATGGCGAAGCTCGGGAAGACGGACGCCTTCCGCGACCAGCACGCCTCCTTCATCGGCGCGCGCACCACGTACCGTCGCGTCCAGCAGGACGTGCAACGCCTCGCCCGGGAAATGAAGGCGGCCGAGAAGCCGACGGCGGCGCTGGCGCGGGAGTTCGCGAAGGCCAAGGTGGCGGTGAAGGACGCGGCTGCGGCGTACGCCGAGAAGGCGCAAGCCGTGAAGCTGGCGAAGCGCGAGATGGAAGCAGCCGGGGTGCCGACCCGCGCCCTGTCCCGGCAAGAGGACGCGCTGCGTAACACGCTCCTGAACTCTAACCGAGCGCTCGGCCGGCAGACGATTGAGGTCGGAAAAAACAAGGTGGCGCTTCGCGAACGGCTCGCCACTCAACAGCGGGTGGACCGTCACGCCGACCGCCACGCCGACCGTCAAGCTGGTCGTCACCACGGTTTCGTGGCGGAAGCGACCGGCGCGGCGGCGGGCGCGGCCGGCGTCCACAGCGTCGTCGGCGGCATCAAGAAGGCGGCCAAGGACGGCGCGAATTACCAGCACGAGCGCGTGGCGCTCGAAAATGCCGGCCGCACCCACCACGAGATCGACGAGATTGAGCACGTCTCCCGAGAGACGACGAAGCAGCTCCCGACCGCGACCTATTCCGAGAACCTAAAGGTCATAAACGAGACAACGGGCGCGTTCGGGTCGCTTCACCATGCGATCGAGAATCTGCCGTTCATGCAGAAGACCGCTTCGGTTCTGCACGCTGCGGCTGGCGACAAGATCCACGAGGGTGCCGGCGAGCTGGGGAACAAGCTGGCCCGCTTCTTCGAAGAGCGCCAAGTCGCTGGCGATACGCCGACGTTCCAGCGAGAGGCCGAAGGGCTTGTGAGGGCGATGGCCTTCACGCGCGGCAATTTCAATCCTTCGGAGGCCATGAACTTCGCGCAACAAGCAAAGTCATCGCTTCCGAACTACAGCGAGCGGTTTCTTACCCGGATCGCACCCTCTCTCGTCACGATGCTGGGGGGGCACAGAGCCGGCACCGCTGCGAATGCTTTCACGAGTGTCGTCACCGGCAAGGTCAACGACAAAAAGCAAGCCGAAGAATGGCTCCGCTACGGACTGCTCGATCCGAAGCAGACCACGACGAAGGGCGGACACGCGGTTGGCTGGCGTGCTGGCGCTGTGAAGGACACAAACCTTGCCCTCTCCGACCCCCTGAAGTGGATGGAAGAGGTCGCCTTGCCGGCCATGAAGGCGAAAGGCGTCAAGGTCGACGACCGGCTAGAGCTGACGAAAGCTCTCGCGACGATGTTTCGGAACCAGAACGCGAACGTCTTCGCCAACGATCTTGCGCAACCCGCCTCGCGCACTCGACTGCACAAAGACGAGGAGATGATCGGCAGGGCCGGAACCCTCGACGAGATTTACCAGCGCAACCTCCGGGAAGACCCGAAGATTGCGCTCACCGGAGTGACGGCTGGCCTCGACAACCTCCTGACCGTCGCCGCCTCGCCGATGATGGCGAAGGCCGCAGCCGGCCTGACGACTCTCTCCGGTGCCTTGAACAAGGTTGCGGATTACGGGGCCGAGCACCCGACGGCCGCGCTGGCGGTGGGCGGGGCCGCCGCAGCTGGCGGCCTCGCGGCCTCCGGCGCTGTCACCGCCAGCCTCATCAACAACGGCATCGGTGGAACGCTCGCCATAGGCGGCAATGCCGTGGGGGCCGGGGTGGGAGCGGCCGCGCGCGCGACACCAACAATGGCGGCTGGCTACGGTGTTTACGTCCTAGCGGACGCGTTCAAGACGGCGATCGGGGCAGCCCTCGACAATTGGCAGCCGAAGGGGGCGGAGAACATTGCCGGGCTGCGGCGACAGCTCGACGAGGTCGAAACCAAGCGCAGCGACATTCAATCGCGCCTCCACCCCTCGCGGCGCGGCGAGCCGAACGCCGACCTGGACCGGCTCTCAGGCGAGGCTGGCGATCTTCGCAATCGCATCCGCTCCGGGGAAGAGAGGATGCGCAAGATCAGTGAAGCAATGGGGACCCGGGGCTCGTCGGCCCCGACGACGGTCGGGACCGCCGCCGCCGGCTTCGGCCTGAACGGGCCGCAATTCGCAGCCGCAGGGCCGGTCCCGTCCGCGCCGCTGTCGGGAACGGTCCCGCACCGGCTGCCGCCACCGCGCCCGGAGGGCATCGGCGCGTCTGGAAAAATCGAAGCGACGGTCAAGCCCGATCAGATTACGGCCAAGGTCACGGAGCCGGTCGACGTCACGGGCAAGGTCGAAGCCGAGATCACGGGCGCGGCGCAGGTCGCCGTCACCGTCAAGGTCGAGGGTGGCGGGCAGGTCACGAACATGTCGGCGTCCTCCTCCGGCAACGTCCGCGCGTCCGTCGGCACGTCCATGCCGCATATCAAGGCGGGGCCGCGATGAAGGACTGGACGCGCTCGCTGCGGCCCGCCTCGTTCCGGGGCGCCCGCTTCCTCACCGAGACGGAGGAGCTGTCGGCCGGCGGCCGCAACGTCGCGACGCACGAGTTCGTGCGCTCCGAAGACGTCCTGTCCGAGGACATGGGCCGCAAGGCGAAGAAGTATAAGGTCAAGGCCTACATCGCCAACGATGCGGCCGAGGCGGACAGCGCGGCGCTCGTCTCGGCCTGCACCGCGCCCGGCGCCGGGTCGCTCGTTCTGCCCCTGCAGGGCACCGTCCAGGTCATCTGCACAGAAATCTCGTCCAGCCACGCGAAGGAGAAGCTCGGCTACGTCGAGTTTTCCCTCGAGTTCGTCGAGGCGGAGGACGGGCCGGCCTTCCCCTCGATCTCGCTCGGCGACCGCCTGGCGATCGAGGCGCTGGATGGGCTTGCCGCCCTCGCCGCCCCGGTCGTCGATCGCGCCAGGGCGGGCCTCGTCCGATGAGCGTCATCAACGACGAAGCGGCCCGAATCGGGCCAGCGATCCCGACGCTCGCCGCGCTGCTCTCGATCATTGACGCGGCCCGGGCCGCCATGCCGGGGCTCGACCCGGCTTGCTCGACCGACCTCGGGACCGCGCTCTCCGAAGCGTCGCGAGCCGCGCGGGCAGCCCGGACCGTCGCCGCGCTCGCGGACGCACTCGCGTCCTGCATCACCGTTCTCCGGGACCTCGGGCGCGCCTCGTCCGACCCGGCGACGTCCGCCCCGGCCTGGGCCGCCGCCCAGGATGCCTCTGCGGCCCTGCAACTCTCTTCACGGTCGCCCGCCACTCGCCGCGCGACCGGCCTGCCGAACGCCGTGGCGGCGCTCGGGGAGGGTGCGTGCCTCGGGGAATGGGCGGTCGCGACCGCCCAGGTGGAATACAGCGACCGCCCGAGCGCGCTCGCCGCCAAGGCGGCCCTGTCGGACCGCGCCGGCCCGACGCTGGAGCGGGTGGCGCGCCTCGCCGGGCAAGCCCCGTGGCGGCTCCTCTCGCGCGCGGTCGAGCAATCGGCTGCGCATCTCAGCCGCCGCTCGCTCGACCTCCGGCCGGTCGTTCTCGTCACGACGGCGCGCTCGCTCCCCGCGACGGCGCTCGCCTGGTCCCTCTACGGCGACCCGTCCCGCGCGGCCGACCTCGTCAGCCGCAACCGCGTCGGCACGCCGGCCTTCATGCCCGTCCGCTTCGAGGCGCTCGCCCCATGACGCTCGAAGAGGTCACGCTCGTGGTCGGCGGCACCGCCTTGCGGGGCTTCCAGGAGATGAACGTCAAGCGCTCGGCCGAGGAGGCCGCGATCGCATTCGGCTTCAAGGCCACGAACCCGTCTTGGACGGCCGACGCGTTCGCGCTCCGGGTCGGGGCCGCCGTCGAGGTGCGGACCGGATCCGAGCTGATGTGCCGGGGCTATATCGACGAGTACAACGGGGACCACGGCGAGAGCGGCTCGCACGAGGTCCGCTGTTCCGGCCGCTCGAAGGCGCAGGACGCGATCGACTGCCCTCCCGCCAAGCACAAGACGGGGCGGATCGAGAAGAAGACGCTCTTGCAGGCCGCGAAGGAGTTCGACGAGTTCGGCCTGTCCTGGACGGCCGACGTGCCGCTGAAGCCGATCGCGAAGATCCAGCGCAACCCCGACGAGACCGTGTTCGAGACCGTCGAGCGCTACGCGCGGCGCGAAGGCCTGATGCTGCAGGGCGAGCCGGACGGCGGCATCAAGATCACGCGGGCCGGCACCAAGCGGCACGCCGGCGCGCTCGTCGAGGGTTCGCCGCCGATCAAGAAGTTCGGCGTCGCGTTCTCGGCCAAGGACAAGAAGTCGCCGATCGTGGTGCGCGGCCAGCGGGCGACCGGCACGGACGCGAAGTCGCTGCGGCAGGAAATCCAGAGCTTCGATCCGAGCGTCGGCCGCTACCGCCCCCTCGTGCTGTTCGTCGAGGGCGACGTCGACGACAAGAAACTGAAGAAGCGGGCCGAATGGGAGCGCTCCCGGAGGTCCGGCGCGGGCGTCAAGGTCTCCATCACGGTTGCCGGCTGGCGGGACGAAGCGGGCGAGCTGTGGAAGCCGGGCCGGCTTCTCGCGGTGTCGTTCCCATCCGAGCGGCTCGACCAGGACATGTCTCTGTCGAGCGTCGACTTCAAGCAATCGTCCAGCGGCACGACGGCCGACCTGGAGTTCGTCGATCCCCGCGCGCAGGGCGGCAAGAACCCGAAGGGCAAGTCCGACAAGGCCTACAAGGCCGAGGCGGATTCGTGAGCCACTCCATCTTCCGCGGCGCCGTCCAGGAAACGGACGATGACGGCGATCTGCAGACCGTCCGGCTTCTCGGCCCACGCGGGGAGGAGCTGACCAAGGTCCACCGCCCGATGCCGTTCGGCCTCGCGTCGCACGCGCCGGTCGGCTCGCACGGGATCGGCCTCGCGGCCCATGGCGAGCGCGAGCTCGCGGTCCTGCTCGGGGCGGAACATGCCGACAAGCGCCCGCGCAAGCAGGCCGCCGGCGAGACGACGATCTACAACGGGCACGGCCAGGCGGTCTCGATCGTCAAGAACGCGGTCCGCATCGCCGGCGGCGAGACGATCACGCTCACCGCCGGCACCATCATTCTCGCCGGGGTCGTGAAGCTCGGCTCGGCCGACGCCAACCGCGAACTCGCCTTGAAGGGCTCGACGGACAGCGCCGGCCACACGGAAACCGGCAACCTCGCCACCAAGGTCTACGGGATCTGAGCGCGCCATGCTGACCATCACGCCGCTCGAGGAGGCCGGGGTCGCGCTCCTGCCGTTCGACGTCGTGTGGAACGGTTCGGCCGGCGATTTCGTGGCGGACCCTGTTTTCGGGCTTCAGGCGCGGGACCCGATCGCGACCGCGGTCGTCCTCCTCCTGTTCAGCGACGCGCGCGGCTCGGACGCGGCCCTTGCACGGGCGGGCGAGAGCGATCCGCGCGGCTGGGTCGGCGACGGCTTCGACGTCGACCGCGCGGGCGGCGAGGCGCCGCTCGGCTCGACCCTGTGGCTCCTGCGGCGCGAGGCGCTGACCGACGCGGTCGTACGCCAGGTCGAGGATGCGGCCCGCCAGGCGCTTCAGCCGCTCATCCGGCAGGGCGCGGTCGCCCGCATCGAGATCTCGACTGCCCCGGACGCCGCGCGGCGCATTCTGGGGCTGTCGGTCGCTCTCTTCGGCCGCGATGGCGGTCGGCGTTATGCGGCGCGCTTCGACATCCTGTGGAGAGGCGCTCGTGCCCTATAGCGTGCCGTCTCTCGACGACCTCTCCAAGCGGGCGCGCCAGCTGTTCGCGCTGGCGCTGCCGGGCGCCAAGGTCGACCTTTGGCCGAGCACCCATGCGGTCGTCGGCAAGGTCGTGGCCTCGATCGGGTTCGAGGTCCACCTTCGGATTGACTGGCTCCTCCGGCAGGTCTTCGCCTCGACGGCCGATGACGAATGGCTCGACCGGCACGGCTACGAACTCGGGGTGACGCGGGTCGAGGCGCGTCGGGCCATCGGCGATGTCCTCATCGTCACCACGGGCTCGGCGTCGTTCCCGGCCGGCCTGCTCTTCCAACGCGGCGACGGCGCGCTCTTCCGGGGTCGCGTCTCCGGCGTGTGCGGCGGGACGGTCGCGCTCTCCGTCGAGGCCGTCGATCCCGGTCCGGCCGGCAACACCGATCCGGGCGCGACGCTGACGCCGCTGGATGCGACGCCGGGCTTCCCGGCGAGCGGGACGGTCAACCCAGCCGGCCTATCCGGCGGCGCCGATCGTGAGACCAAGGAGCGATTCCGGGCCCGGGTGCTGACCCGCAAGCGGAAGCCCTCCCAGGGCGGCGCGCGGTCGGATTACGCCGCGTGGGCGGCCGAAGCCCTCCCGACTGTCCGGGGCGTGTGGGTCGACAGCTTCGTCAACGACACGCGTTCGGTATGGGTCGCCTTCACGGTCGGCGACCAGCCGAACGGCATCCCGACCCCCAGCCAGGTCGCGATTGTGCAAGCCTATCTCGATGACCCCATTCGCCGGCCCGTCACAGCCCGCGTCTTCGTCGTCGCGCCGCTGCCCGTCATCATCCCCGTCGTGATCGCGCGGCTGTCGCCCGACACGCCCGACACGCGGAGCAACGCCGAGGCCGAGCTCGCGGCCGTGTTCGCAGCTCGAGCTCGGCCCTCGTCGCCGTCGCAGCCCTTCACCCTCGAATACGACTGGCTCGACGAGGCCATCAGCGGGGCCGTCGGCGAAGACAGCCACGATCTCGTGACCCCGTCCGGCGATATCCCGTTCCCGGTCGGCTACATGCCGGCCCTTGGCGCCGTGTCCTATCCGGCATGACGGCCATCATCCCCACGGCGGGCTGGAGCGCCGATTCCGATCTCACGGCCGACAACGGTCTCGTCACGGCCGACGGCGGCCACCGGTCTGTTCCGAGTAGTTGGCCGAGTGGTTGGCCGTGCGCTCTGCTCGACGCGACGCCGCCCTTGGTCGACGACGCCCTCACGGCCCCCACGGGCGCCGGCCTGACTCCGCAGGTGCTGGCGAACGCCCCGCGGGGGGCAGCCTGGGGAACGGACGAGGCTGGCGACGGCTCCGGCGCGTCGCCGGTGCAGCGCCGATTCTGGTCTGCGCTCGCGGGCTGGTCGGCCGACCTCTACGTGGCTGCGGGCGCGGCTGTGCAGGCCTTCCCGTCCGCCATCACATGGTCGCTCGATGATTGGGAGCGCGAATACGGCCTGCCCGACCCGTGCCTGTCCGGCGTGGCCGGAACGGACGCCCGGATCGCCGCCGTGCGCAGCCGCTTCGGCGCGATCGGCGGCTCGAGCCCGGCCTATTTCGTCTGCCTGGCGGCGAGCCTCGGCTACGACGTCACGATCGAGGAGCCGACGCAGTTCCTCGTCGACACGAGCGAGTGCATCGGGGCTGGCCTCGGCGAGGCGTGGTTCCACTGCGACGACGGAGAGCTCGACGACGAGCCCCTCGAGCGCTTCACCTTCGACGCGAGCCCCGATGACGGCGACGGGGTCGCGGGCGGCATCATCGAAGACTGGTTCCTGTGCGACGACGGGGTTGTCGACGAGACCCCGATCGAGGCTGCCGCCCAGGATCCGGCCGGCTCGCTCTGGAAAAGTTGGGTCGTGCACGTCGATGCCCTCGGTGAGAGCTGGTTCCGGGTCGACGAGGGCGTGATCGACGCCGACCGCCTCGAAGCGTTCCTGCCGGCGAGCGACCTCGAATGCCTCATGAGGCGGCACGCGCCGCCGCATACCGAACTGCTGTTCGCCTACGCCGCCTGACGCGGCACGCCTCGCCCATCCCTTTCGGCTCGACCCTGCGACGGCGTCCCGCCGGCGTCGGTGAAGCCATGCCGCCCGCGACCGGAGTTTCCGATGCTCTACAATCCCCCGACCGGGTCGACCGACCCGCTGGCGCCCTACGTCGGCAAGAACCTCGTCACCGGCGAGCAGGGCTCGAAGGTCCCGCCGCGCGCGATTGAGGCCCCCCAACGCGAAATCGTGAACGTTCTCGTGGCTGCTGGTCTCACACCGAGCGCGACCGACAACGCTCAGCTCCTCAAGGTTTTCGGCATTCTTTCGCCTCGGCTCGTGACGAATCAGACACTTTATGTTCGCACCGACGGCAACGATGCCAATGACGGATTGGAGAACACTTCGGGGAAGGCATTTCTGACCATCGCCGCAGCCATCGCCGCCACGGCGAAGTTGGTCGCCACCGGTGCGATCACCATTCAGCTCGGCATAGCCGGCACGTACGCCGCGCCGGGCGGCGTCAATCAGCCGGGCAAGAAGATCATCCTGCGCGGGGATCCCGCGAACCAAGCCAGTTACATCGTGTCCAGCGCGGGCGCGCCGAACCAGCAGCCGCTCGCAGTCGTCGCCTGCTCGATGGCAGCAAACGGAATAACTTTCGCAAATACCGGCGTCGTCGCCGACACCGTCGCGGCGATCAACGGCGGCTCGCTTGACCTCACGAACTGCACGTTCACGTCGATCGGCGGCAACGGCAACTTTCACATCGCTGCGTTCGCGACAGGATCCGTCACCGTCAATTCGGGCTGCATCTTCTCGTCTGGGATGGGAGGATGGCTGAAGGCGGGCGGGGGCGTCATCACCCTCGCGCAGACGACGTTCACGTTCTCTGGCGCGCCCGCGTGGTCGGACGCTGGGGTACGATCGACGACGGTCGGCGTCGTGCAGACCGTCGGCACGGTCATGTTCGTGGGCTCGGCCACGGGCCTCCGCTACGCCGCCAACACGAACGGCATCATCAATTCAAACGGCGGCGGCGCGAACTTCTTCCCCGGTAGCACCGCCGGCACGACCGACAATGGAGGCCAGTATGTTTAAGCCGTTCAACGCTCGTAACTGGTACTGGAAAGCCGACAACGGCCGCGTGTTTTCGTCCGCACGCGGACAGGTCGTCCCGGTCAGCGATGCTGCGCTCGCGTCCTGGTCTGCGGATGGTTCCGGCCCAACCACGTGGCCCCGAGACGATGATGGAGCGCAAACCGATGCCGCGCTACGCGACGTGCTGGCGCCCTACGGGCTGACGGGACCCGGCTCGGTTCCCGTTGTGCCGCAGTCGGCGTCCAGAGCCCAAGGAGGGGCCTGACCATGTTGTTGCGCTTCCTGCTCGCCGCGATCCTGGCGCTTGCTCCTGTCGCCGCGTTAGCGGAGCAGCGGCCCGTCAACATTGGCGCTCCCAACTCGGGCACTGGCGATCCGCTACGGGCCGCCTTTGCGAAGCTGAATGCCAACGATGTCGAGCTGTATGCCTCGGTCAGCACGCTCCTGACGGCGCTCGCTGGCAAGGCCCCGCTCGCCAGTCCGGCATTGACCGGAACGCCGACCGTGCCGACGCCGTCGGCCGGCGACAACTCGACCCGGATCGCCAACGCGGCTTACGTCAATACGGCGTTCGCCACCCGGCAACCGCTCGATTTGACCCTCACGAGGCTGAGCACGCTCGGCGTGGCGTCTCTCCTCGATTCCGGCGCCGTGTTCGGCGGGCACAGCGTCGCGGCCGTTCTGTCGCGCGCTGAGACCCAGGCGCACCCCTTCGATGCCCGCGGCATCCTGGCGATCAGGAAAGAGGCGTTCGGCTCCGGCGTCGACGGGGGCGGCAGCGTTGCCGTCGCGGACTTCAACACGCTTTTCGAGATCAAGAAAACGAACTGGCTGACGAGCGATCAGCCCGGCGAGGTCGACACGCTGTCGCTCATCACCCGGCAGGGGCGCCGGGGCGACGCGGGCTCAATCCTCTTCAACGGTCAAAAGGTGAAGGGCACCGCGACCGATACTGGGGGCCTTACTGGGCTTGAGGGAGAGCTTCGCTGGGTCAACGCTGCCGGCGCGGCCACGATGGGTATCCACGTCACGACGGGCCACCTTGAGGGCGTGGGCGGTATTTCGGGCGGAACCGCGGTTGGGTTTACCGCCGAAGCCACGAAGGGCACCCCGTTCGCCGCGTTCCATGCCGGCGCGTTCAATCCGGACGGGGATACGCTTCACCCCAAGTGGCAGTACGGCTACTTTCAATCCGACACGCGCGATCCGCTGACGGTCAGCTCGTCCATCGATAACCTCGGGCTCGGCTATTTCAAGGGCGGGTTGCGTGTCGGGACGGGCGCGACAATCGCCACGCTCGGCAATGCGGCAGAAAAGAATACAGGAACTGCAGCTGGAACAGTCGCCGCGGGCGACGATAGTCGATTTTCTCCAGGCTCGTGGACACAGACCACGCCGGTGCCTTTAGCCGCTGTCGGCACAATAACGTCAGCATCCTCCGTCGTGCGCTATCGGACCTTCGGTAAGACCGTGTATTTCACCGTCAAGGTAACGATCCCAACAGCTGGCACGGGCAGCAACCAGCTCCTCGTGAATATGCCCTACGCTGCCGTCGAATATTCAGCTTTCGCCGGTCGCGAGAACGCAGTCAGCGGTAAGATGCTTCAAGGGTTTATCGCTCCTGGTTCCGCAACGTTGAACATTCTCACCTACGACAATCTGACCACGATCACGAATGGAGCGGTGGTGATCTGCTCTGGTGTCTACGAAGCGACCTAACACCCACTCGGGTTGATCTTCTGCCCCGCGCCCTCTTCGGAGGGCTTTTTCATATCCGGAGAAGTCAAGATGACGGTCCGCTTCCCGCTCACTCGCGACGCATGGGTCGACCTCGGGGCTGCGCCCCTGTCAGTCGTTCTGGCCAGTGTGTCGCGAGCCTTCGTCGTCCCGGGTACCGCACCGCCACCCGTGGCGTCAGAAGAAGCCCAAATCCTCTTTCAAGACGGGAACAAAAAGGACATTTTCGGCGTCCCAGGCCAGCGCGTCTATGCTCGGGCCGTGGATACAACAGCGGCGGTTTGGGCCCTGCCGGTCGCCGCAGCCGTCTCGTCGGGCGGCAAGGTCAGTTACACGCTCCTGTCCGCGGCAAGCACGACAGGGGCGGCCTCCACGAACATCGCGGGCGGCAACTACGTCTGGCGCGTCGAGGGCACCTTCGGCGGAGCAACCGCGACATTGCAGGTGCTCGGCCTCGACGGCACGACCTGGACGAACGCCAAGGACGCGGACGGCACGACCGATATCACAGCGACGGCGGCGCGCTCAAAGGCGGTCACGGTCGCCCAGGGCACCGCCGTCCGCGTCGCCATCGCGGGCGGCTCCGGTGTCTCGCTCAACTCCACTCTGGGGGGCTACTAAGCCATGGGCGTCATTGGCCTCCCGGTCGCCTTGCCGCTGCTCTATGGGCAGAAAGGACCAGTCGCACCGGCCGTACTCATCCCTTCCGCCCTGACGATCTCCGGCACGCCCGGGGCTGCCACGGCAGGTGCAGCTTACAGCTTTATCCCGTCGACCTCGGGCGGCTCCGGCACGAAAACCTTCACCATTGCTGGCTCACTCCCGGCTGGGATGTCATTCTCGCCTGCCACAGGTGCTGTCTCCGGCACCCCGACTATTGTTGGCACTACAACCGGACTGAACATCACGGTTACAGACGCAACCGCATCTGCATCGCTGGGCGTATTCTCGCTTACTGTAGGCGCAAGCGCGCAGGTTCCAGCCGCCCCGGCGCTCGCCCTGACATCTGGCAACGGCCAACTTACAATCGCATGGACGGATGGCAGCAACGGCGGGGCGGCAATCACGTCTCACAAGCTCTATCGCGGCGCGACTTCCGGGGCCGAGACACTTCTCGGCAATGTTGCAACCGCATCGCCTTACGTTGATACCGGCCTGACGAACGGGGTGGCCTACTTCTACAAATTGTCGGCTGTAAACTCAATCGGGGAAAGCGCACTTAGTATCGAGCAGTCCCGTACGCCGTTCGCGCCCTTGGTTTTATCTGGCACGCCGGGATCGGCTGCGCAGAACTCGCCCTATACGTTTACTCCGACCGTTGCCGGTGGTTACGGAGCCAAGAGCTATACTCTGGCAGGAAGTCTGCCAACTGGCCTATCCTTTTCCACCACAACGGGCGCGATCAGCGGAACTCCGACGGTTGCCGGGACAACTGCGGGCCTGAACATTACCGTTACGGACGCGAGCGGGTCGGCATCGCTGGGAGCTTTCTCTCTCGTCGTGAGCGCAGCACCTCCAGCCTCGCCTGCCCTAACATGGGTGTCGGACAGCTCCGCCCTCAATCCGACGATGAACGTCGTCCTCGCGCCTAATCCGGCGGTCGGCGACGTAGTGGCGGTGCAGGTTTCTACCGCTTCCGATTTCTCGACGATTTTCGGGACTGGGACGGCCACGCTCACGAGCACGAATGTCACGAACGGAACGTGCAGCCCGACCGGTTTCCCGACGCTCTCCTACGGCAATACCTATTACGCTCGCGCCAAGCTCACGCGCGGCGGGGTTGCCAGCGCATGGTCGGCCTCGGTCTCAAAGGTCATGGATGCGGTCGATAGTGCTCCCGGTCCGTTCGGTTTCACCGACGTCACCGGCGCGACGCTCTCCACCCTCTACACGTCCAATACGATCACGCCGACGGCGTTCAATAGCCCCACCACGGCTTCCGTCACAGGCGGCACGATCTCGATCAACGGCAGCGCTTTCGGCGCGGGCGAAACGTTCTTCAACCCAGGGGACACGATTGCGGCGCGGGCCACTTCTTCCGGTGCCAACTCCACCCCCGTCAACGTCGTCGTCACCATCGGCGGGGTGAGCGATACCTACACGGTCACGACGGCGGCTGCGGCTGGAGGTGGTGCTCTTGCCTACACCCAAACGGCCAGCCCTGCCCTGCGACCCCTCGGGAATTCGGGCGGCCTCGCCATCACGTTCGCCGCTCAGAATATCGGCGCTGCTTCGGCCGACCGAATTGTCAACGTCGAGCTCATCGGTTTCGCCAACGCCAGCACGGTCGTCACCGGAATCACGGTCGGGGGGATCTCGCTCGCGAAGAAGGTCGGAATTGATCCCTCCGCCAATGCAGGAGCCATTTGTGAGGAGTGGGCGCGCCTGCTTACCGCGACAGATATTCCCGGCTCATCAGCAGACATCGTCATCACTGCGACCGACACGGCAGGCTCTAATCCCTGGCAGCAGATCGGGATCAGTGTCGGCACGATCAAAGGGTCTGCCACAGCCTCGGTGTCCGGAACCGCGACCAAGAACCGATCCTACACGTCCGGCACGGCCACCGCGTCTGCGGCTCTCGTCGTCCCGACCGGGGGGCTTATCAAAGCAGCGGCCTTTGAGCAGGGCACGACTGCGACCGGCATTACCGGATGGGGCACCGGCATGACGGCCGATTATACGCCGGCTCTGTCGGGGACTTTCATCGGATCGTTCGGACACTCGACCGGTACAGGCTCGATCACTCCGGCCGTGACTTTCAACCAGGATGGCAATAACGGCCTCGCCGCCGCAGTATGGAGCCCATGACGATGAGCCTAAATCTCACCCTATCGTCGCCGGCAATCGTCACGAGCTACCCATATCAGTTTCCCTATACCAACCCGCACACCTTGATTGTGCCTTCGTCCGTCACCCTTCCGACTACAGCCGGCGCGAGATACATCGATCCCGAATTTGGGATGCCTGTGATGCTTGCGGCTAATCCCAGTGAGGGCACGCTCGATCAGATGCACGGGTTTGTTTATGGCAACGTGAGACCCTTCAACGCGGACAATACTCTGATCCTTATTAACAATGCCGCAGAGCCGCACGGCGTCGCGTTCCGAGCCTTTAATCCGAGCGGTCCGGGTACTCTCGGGACGAAATACAGCCTTCCTGCTGTGACGTCCGCGAACAGCATGAATGGTCCGCAGATGCTCTGGCATCCGACCAACCCCTTGATCGCTTTCTGTGCCGCACCTTACGGGATCGGGCCTAAGGTTCGTAAGATGGATTTTACCGACCCGTCAAACATCGTGATCTCCGACTACGCCGATTTCACCGGCGTCGGTAGTTTCACAAGCGGCATGTACATTCAGCAGATGTTCCTCGCCGCAGATGGCAACACGATCTCTGGAACTGTCCAGCTGACGTCAGATAATACCTCACCAGCTTATTTCGTAGCCACGATGTCGCCCAAGGCCGTGCTCTGTTACCACAATGACCAGTACCAGATCAACGAAGGGATCATCAGCCGCGACGGAACTCATGTCTATGTCCATCGTCTCGCCGCCACAGGGGCAGCAAATCAGGCGTTCAGCCATAACGTGGCCGCTCACAGCCAGATTGAGCTGGGGAATAACTCAGGGTTTGAGCTCGCCCACTACGACACGTTCGGCACAAAAGGCATAGTTGGCTGGGACGGCTATTTTGGGCAGCTCAAGAAGCTGAACATGAATGACCCGACGAACCCGACAGTCATCGTGGATTACCGATATGGTCTAGGTTCCGCATTCCAGGGTGTTGGCGGACACATTGAATTGTCAACTGTTCACGCCTCCATGTCGACCTCCGACGAAACGAAAGTCATGCTCGAATACTATCAGACGAATGAGAAAACCAGCGTGCCAATGTCCAATGAAATTACGGCATGGGCAATGGATGGCAGCCAAGGAGTAGAGCGGTACTTGAACCACCGCTTCAACGTTGCATCGGGTGACTACAGCGACCTCGCTTACTACGCACAGCCTCATGCGTCGTTTAGCCGAGACCGACGTTGGCTCGCGTTCGGCGGAAACCTTGGCGTCCTTGGTGGCAAGAACCTGCCGTGGATTGCGGGGCCGTTCTTTTAAATGGATTGGCTCCTCATCTGGTTCGCTGCCAGCCCGTTCGCGCTCGCCTTTGTACTCGGCTGTTTCGCTATTCAGCGGGACTGACTGCGCCGTCCAGGTCCTTCGGGACAGTGGGCGGAGAGGGCCGCGGTTAAGTTCTTAAGGGCGACCTGCCTCTCTGCTACAAGCCTCATAAGGTCAGCGTAGACACCGGGCCGCGGAACATCGTCACCTGCGACCCATCGCCGAACCGTGCGGTCCGATACGTCGAGCGCGCGGGCTATCTCAGACTGCCAACGATCTCCGTAGAGAGCTCGGCCGGTTTCGGCGAGGATCTGGCTCACAGGTCGTGATCTCGCATCCATCCGATGCATCGCCGGCCTGTCCAATGCGCTGCGTCGTCGACCACCACCAGGCGGCCCTCGCGCCTCGAATTGACCACGGACCCACGTGGCAACGCCGCCACCGCGCTCCACATCAAACGATCCGGATGGACCGCGATCATTATGTGATTGAGATGGAGAGCGACCTGTGCAGGCAACATGGAGCTCGGGATACCCTCTACCGTAAATCGTGTTGGGTTACTGCTATCAGGTGAGACCTCGACATAATGACTCGATCCGTAGGGCCCGCACCCCAATTGGAGCGTGTATTCGGTTGGGGATGCAAACCAGCCGTCGCCAGCAGTTTGAATATCGGCATAAGTGATGGTGGTCATGGCAGGTCCTCCTCAGCGCTTGGACAGAGAGACGAGGAGCTTGTTGAGGCCGCCGGCCAGTCCGTGTGTCGTCAGGTTGTCGCAGCCCTCATAAGCCTCGATCAAGTCTTTGGCGCTCGCCTTGGCGAGGACAGGTGCAGCGCGAGCGGTTAGGGCGTCGTTAACCTGGTCTAGCGAGCGGCCCTGAAGGATGTACAACTCGATAGCACCGGCCAACATCTTGCGGCGAGCATCGTCCGCATAAGCAACCTGACGATCGGAGCCCACAAGAGCCGGAGCGTCCGTGACAGACAAGAGAATTTGATGGCGGGTGGGCTTGGCTGCCGTGGAGGTGGCGGTGATGATCATGGCGGGTCTCCTACCCTGTCCCGGCGGGGCCGATCCCCATCCGATGAGAGAGTATATGTCCGGAAATTAGGACATGTCAAGCGCCGCCTTAGGCGATTTATTTTTGAGGCCGCTCACAGCGTGGCTGCCGCCGCGATTTCGCAGCTGACCCGCACGCCCGGCGGGGGCTGACCCGGCGCACCAATCCGCACCTCCGCTTCCGAGCGTCTGACGTGCGCGCCGACCTAGACATTCCGGAGATCCACGATGCTGACCTTCACCGGCCGGGCGCAGAAGCTCGTCGACACGGACCTGCCGCGCATCGGCGCGAAGATCGGCGTCGGCGAGGATGAGTTGCACGCCTTCCTGGAGGTCGAGACGATCGGGGGCGGGTTCGACGGCCACGGCCGGCCGAAGATGCTCTTCGAGCCGCACATCTTCTATCGCCACCTCTCCGGTGCGAAGCTGGACCGGGCCATCGCGGCCAGCCTCGCCTATCCGAATTGGAAGCCGGGCAACTATCCGAAGGACAGCTACCCGCGCCTACAGGCCGCGATCGCCATCGACGAGGCGGCGGCGCTCAAATCCGCGTCGTGGGGCATCGGCCAGGTCTTGGGCGAGAACCACGTCGCGGCTGGGTACAACGTGGTCCAGGCGATGGTCGCGGGCTTCGTCGAGCTCGGCGAGGCGGAGCAGCTGGAGGCGGCCGTCCGGTTCATCTCCTACAACCATCTCGACGACGAGCTGCGGTCTCATAATTGGGCCGGGTTCGCGAGGGGCTACAACGGCGCGCAATACGCGAAGCACGGCTACCACCTGAAGCTCGCCGCTGCCTTTGCGAAGTGGCGGCGGATCCGGGACACGCCGTGGCCGGGGCCGGCGCTCGCGACCACGCTCGGCGAAGCTCTCCGCTCACCCGGCGTGACACCTGACCAGCCCGCACCGGTTGCGCCCCGACCTCCGCAACCAAACCCGACCCCAGCCCCGATCCGTCAACCGGAGCCGGTCGCTGTCCCGCCGAATCCCGCGCCGCCGGCTCACAGCTCCGTCGGTGTGATCGAGCCGGAGCCCAAGGTCAGCCGATGGGCGGGTGTCGCTCGGATACTCGGGCTCACCCGGTAGGCGGCCTCACAACCTCGCGCCTCTCCTCCCGCGCCTTCCCCTCGAAAGGACGACCCATGGCCCTGCGCTCTCTCGTGCGCCGCTTCGGCGCGCTGTCCGTCGTCGGCCTGACGGCCTTGGTCACGATCGTCCAGTCCACCGACCTCGCTCAGATCGTTCCGCCGAACTACGTGGCTCCGATCCTCTCGCTCGCCACCATCCTCGCAGCCGTGCTGCCCTCGATGCGGCACGCCTTCGAGGACAAGCCGGAAGGGAGCGGCAAGTGATCCGCGACCTCCTCCTCTACGTCGGCCTGCCCTTCGGCGGGCTCGCGGCCGTCGCGGCGGCTTTCATCTTCCTGACGCCGTGGGGCCCGGCTGCGCTGACGCTGTTCGCGAACTCCCGGCTCGCCCGAATCGCGGCGGGGGTCGGCGCGGCCGCGCTCGCCGTCGGGCTCGCCTGCCTTCGCGCGTTCCGGGCCGGCAAGGCGACCGGCCTGGCCGGCGTCGAGGATGCGAACCGTCGGGCCGTGCTGGATCGTCGGGCCGAAGATGCCAAAGCCGCGGTCGAGCCGGACGACCAGCTGCGGCGCACGCTCAACGAATGGGGGCCGCGATGAGGCTCGTGTCGATCATGATCCTCTCGGGGATGCTTGCTGCCTGCCAGACCACGGGCGGGCGCGGCGGCGCGTTCTGCGATGTCGAGCGTCCGACCCGGCTCCGGGCGGAGGTGGTCGCCCGCATGAACCACGGCGAGCTCGCGGCTGCCGTGGCGCGGAACAGGTTCGGCGCAAAACAGTGCGGCTGGCGGCCATTGGAGGCCGGCGCGGGACGCCCGCGATGGTAGACCTGCTGGAGATGCTGGGCGTCAAGCCGTCCGTCATTCAAGGCGCGGCGGCAGGCGGCGTGATCGCCTTCGTGCTCGGCACCGGCACCCGCGTCCAAAAAGCGGCTCGGGCCGGGGCGGGCATGCTCTTCGCCTCGATCGGGACGCAGGGGCTCGTCGAAATGGCGAGCCGCTGGATCCCTGACACGCCTGCCGTCCTCGGGCTGACGGGCCTGATCCTCGGCATCACCGGCATCTACATTGCGGAGCTGCTGACGCGGATCGCCGGGCGAGCTCGTGATCGGTCGGACGCGATTGCCGATGCCGGGCTCGATCGCGTCGCGCCACGCTCGTCGAGAGAGGAGCCGCCCCATGCGCCGTGA